GAATATTCAACTGGACAGCAGAATTAAATTCAATAATCATATTGTTATTATTTTCTAAAATTTCTGGCACCTGTAGCTCTTTAATTATATCAGCATTATGTTCATAAGCAAATTGTAATAAACAACAGAAACCCTCTCTTGCTATTGTTAGTCTCTCCATATTTAATATCTCTATAATTGAAATAAGACCTGATTTTAGAAAAAATGCTTTTTCTAATATATGACGTTGGTTTATAATATTTTTATAAAATGAAATATATTTACAATCATCCCATTTATAATGAACTAATATATTATTAATATTTAAATTTTTCAATATTTTCTTTTTAGATTTTTCATCAATCTTATCTCCTAAAATTATTAGTTCTATAGGATTATATGCACTTATCATTCTAAATACTTCGTCATTTGCCATTTCAGGATCATCCTTAGTAGAACCAATTTCATATATAAATGTTCTTCCTGTGGATAAATCAATTCCCGAAATTCCTGCAATAATATAATTGTTAATTAATTCATATATAATAACCATCATATAATTACTTTTTTTATCAGTTATATTAATATTTAAACCTGGTGATAATATTTCAGCAACAGATCTCACTACATTTTTGGTATCATCTCCCTGTTGAATAATTATAATAGTGTAATTATTATTTAATAATAATTGAGTAAACTTATTAACAGAATGCATAGGAAATCCCGCCATAACAGGATTATTACGTGATATTTCTTTAATAGACTTATTTTTTTTTGTAGTTTGTATACCACATATGTCTGCTATTTTATATATATCATTATCGTTATTATTATATTCTGCTATTGTATACATTTCATAAAAAGAACCTACTTGTAAAAATACTATACATTTATCACCATATAGTTCTTTATATTTTTCCATATATCCAATATATTCATCAATTATCATCTTATCATAATAATATATGTGATATATTCTTAAATAAAAATAATATAAGAATTAACTATATATATAATAATATTATGGAGCTAGAAAAAGAAAAGGAATTTAAAGAAATAATAAATATACTAAGCACTATAGATTTAGAAAGTATAGGATTATCAGATACTATAAAATTAGAGTTTTATAAATATTATAAACAAGCTACATTTGGCGATTGTAATACAAATAGACCTACTTTTTTATATTTTAAAGAATGTGCAAAATGGGATGCATGGAATAGTGTTAAAAATATGTCAAAATTGGATGCTATGAATAAATATATTAATTGTTATAAGAGTTATATTTTAATGCAATAGTAAATTATTTAATTTGTTGTAATCTTTTGTATGCATAATTATACATATTTAGTAAAAATGCATAATTAATTATTTTATTTCTTTCGCATATAATTTGATGAGAATCAGTAGAATTTTTTAACGTCGCTATTAAATCGCCTCCATTTAATAAAGATGCATATTCTGGTTGTATTACTATATTGCTACCTATAGTTCCCTCAATATTGGTAAAATTAAATATATAAATAACATAATAATATAAATATATAATATATGTTATAACACCAATCAATATTAAATTCTCAATTTTTGGTAAATTTAAAATCAGACCTAATAATATTAGTAATAAAACATAAATACATTCTAGTATAAATATTATAACAAATGGAATAAACATTATTATATCTTCTATGCTAAATATTGATATTAAGATTATTAAAACTATTAAAATTATTAAAAGAATTATAGGAGTTAAATATGTATTAAATATATATTTAAGTATTTCGCTAATTTTATCAGATACAACTCTTGAATAGAAAAGACTTAATATATTTTTGATTATAAATGTAAATACTATATTAAATGTAAACCATTTAAATATATAATTTAACCATAATATAAAAGAGTATATGTAGTTTATTACACGCGAAACAGGTCTTACAGGGTCTTGAATATTTTTATCTATTAAATATAAAAATATTATAAAGACAAATATAGAAATTATTATTATAATAAGTACAGGATATACAACTAAAAAACTTTTATATAAATTAAGTATATGAACATAATCTTGGAATATAAAAATAGATTTATTATCTAATTTAACTTGTACTGGTTTATAATCTTCCGATTTTGGATTGTCAATAATAATACTTTTATCAGAATTTCCTTTTATAATTGTTGATGAAGATGATTGTATATTTTTAGAAATACATGCTAATTTATCATAATTAGGTGGATCTGTTTCATTAAGAATAGTAATTATTTCTTTACTAGTTAATTTTAAATCTTCCAGCACATCTTTATATATATCATATAATTCTAAACGTTCTGCAAATATGCTTTTTTTACTAAAACAAACAAAAATACAATACTCTAATAAATATATAACAACTGCCTTAATATCAGTAGGTAATTCAGGATTTGCACATATATTTTTTTTTATATTGTCAATTTCTTTGGATAAATTATAAGCATATAATAAATTTAATTTTTTTTTATCTTTATTGAAATTGTTTAAATATTTAATGTATAATTCATCTCTTTTATCAAATAAAGTATAGAACTTGTTAATATCTTGTTTAATATTATTTTCAATTTTTGATTTTTCTTTTTCGTTCTCTTTATATATATAATTTACATATTCAATTATTTTTTTATATGCAAATTTAATATCATTATTTATAGAATATAGAGGACGAAATTTATCATTAAGTTTATTTTTATTAATTCTTTTTAAATCATCTAATATCGCTGTCTTTATGTTATCATATCCTAAAGTCATGTTATTAGATTTTAAAATATTATGATCACCTTTTAATAATTTATCTATAGTATTATAATAGTTTCCTTTGAATTTATCACTATATACATAGTTATTTATTGTATTATTTTGAATGCTTCCTATTATACATATTATAGCAAAGGGATCGTATGCTATAAAATTCCTATATTTACCATCTTTAAAAGTTTTTTTATCTTCACATCTGTAATCACTATTAATTATAAAATTATCGTTGCATTCTTTAAAACAACCTTTTGGTATAGTATATGTTATATTATTTTCTGATATTTCATTATAACGCCCATCGCGGTTACCTAAATAATAGTATGTAGTTGTAAACCATTTATGCCATTGTTCTATATTATTATTACATTGCGAGTTAGCATCTTGAATAACATAATATTTTATATTTTTATTAAATTCTATATTATTATTATTTATTGTATATGTATTTAAATTACTACTATTAAATAATTTATCAGTATCTATTTGATATTCATTACCTTCTTTATTTTTTATTTTTTTAACATAAATATGATTACTAGTATGAGTACATGTTTCCTTCATTTTTAGAATTCTTATGTTATTATTATAATATATTATATATTATTATAATCTTTGTTTGTTTTTATTGCATCTGTAATACTACATGTATGTATATCTGTATCAGTAATAGCAATATCTTTTATCTTACATGTATTATTAAAATATGCAGTATCACCACAATTAATTTTCCATGAAATATCATTGGGACTATTGTTAATACTTAAATCTAGTTTTAATACGTCGCTATAATTAACACAATCTTTAATATCCTTTGGTTTAATTAAATGTATAACATATTTTTCCTTGTCTAAAGTAAGTTTGTTTATTATGTTTTTTAATTCTGTAATCTCTCTTTCATTATTATTAGCAATAATTTCAGATATGTATTTTGCATTAAATGTATATATGTTATCATAAATATTATCTGTATTATTTTTTGTACGTTCGTAATCTTCTGGTTCTCTAGCAAAATTTCTAGCATCGTCAATAATTTCTGAACTGAAATTCATAAAAAATTTCAGTCTCTTCAATATTTCATAATAAATTATTCTAAAATCATTTACAAATGAATAAAATTCAAAAGGTAATCTATTTAATGCTTCAAAAAAACTGGTATTGTCATTATAAGTTGATTTATAATTGTTACTACTTCCGCCTCCTATATTTGAAAAATTAGAATTATATAGTTCTTCTTCTGGAGCATACATATTATAACAAGCAAAAGCAATTCCGAAAATTATTAATATTAAAATCATAAGACCAGCAAAAGGTCTTGACCATCTTAATGATGCCTGCTGAAAAGTACTTAAAACTGATTTTGTACAAAATTTTGCAATTAAAAAACATCCAGATAGAACATATTTTACCACTTCAAATAGCATCCCTAAAAACCATCTTAAATTAATAAATATAAATGTTAAAATATTCATAATTATATTTGGTATATCTTTAAAACTGGCTTCTTTAATTCCATTAAATAGACTAGTCCATAATGCTTTTCTTTCTGAAGAATTTATGTTTGAAAATGTAAGTTCCTTTTTATTAGCTTCACTTTCTTGGAATATTTCATTATATTTTTTTTCTTCTTCTTCCTTATCTCTGTCTTCCTTTAAACTTTTAATTAATGAATTATATTTTTCTAGTCTATTTTGTAATTTTCTCTTAATATTATTAAATATTTCATTTATTTCATAGTGTATATTTCCTGGAGTATCATTTTCTAAATTAAACTTTTTATTAGATTCTGACTTATCTTTTAGTATATCTATAAACAGAAAATAGGAATAATTTGAATTTTCTCCATCAAAATCATTAAAAAATTCATAGTCGCCAAATAATTTAGCAAAACGCAATAATAAATTATATACAAATAAAATAATATAAAAGCATAAAATTATAATATATACTATTATATAAATTATAATAGATATAATAAATCCAATTAATGTTAAAAATGCAATTACTAAATTTTTTGCTCCAGTTTGGACTCCTCCTTCATTGCTAAAATTAGGAGTAGTTGATATATAATTTTTTATTTTTGAATGTATATTTTCTGTTTGTTTACTTGTATTAGAAAAAATGTCTGTCAACGACATTGTGTCAACTCCTTTCACTGCATTTACAATTTTTATAGCATCTTTTGTTTTATCGCTCATAATCTTTAATAATTATTTATATTATAATTTTTATAATTATTATTTGATTGTATAAAAATGCAAAATATATATATATATATAAATTAAATGTACTTTTATTTATTTATAATAATATTGTTATTATATGCTTCTCTTTACTATTTACATAACAATGAAATTTCTATATATCAAGTAAATATTATAAATTTTGATTTTGATTTATTATATAAAAAACAACCCATTGTTATATCAGAAAAAATTACAGATATAGACACAATAGTTAGCAACTGGTTTAATTTTAATATTATATATAATATAAATAATAATTATAAATGGGAAAAAAATAAGTACAAGTATTTATTTATAGTATCTGAAGAAAATAGTCCATCAGAAATTTCTTTATGTAATCCAAAATCACAATTAATTAGCGAAATGCCTAGTCAAGATAGTGATATTACAACTATAAAACTAGATAATAAAGGTCTCATAATACCATTTAATTGGTATTATTATATATCAGGTAATGTTAAAATGTATGGAATACACGATTTTATTACAATATGTACTTCTGTAATATCTAAATGATTTTAGTTTTATAAAATATAGCAGTTAAAATAATTATGTCATCGGTGGGGTTCGAACCCACGAGTGCTAATGCACACCAGATCTTAAGTCTGGCCCCTTGGACCGCTCGGGCACGATGACAGAATGCCATTTAGGCTATATTAAATAGAAAAATAATAAGAAAAATAATAAATGATTTTGTTTTGTATATATATATATCTTAATTCTTATATATATTTTATTATAATTATAAAAATATATTATAAAAATATAATATATTAAAATTTATATGACATCATATCTTATAAATATTCAATATAGTATATATAATAATTACCTAGGAAATTTAACAAATAATAACGAAACTTCTAGTACTATAGATTTTTTATATTAAATAACATTATATTTTATATACATATATTAGGTATTTATGGCAGATAGTAGTAGATTAATACCGCAAATAAGTAAATTATTTACTAAAAGAACAGAATCTAAATCTATGACAGCATCTAAATCTATGGCAGCATCTAAATCTATGACAGCATCTAATAATATTAAATATACGTTACAAAATGCAATAAAAAAAGTGAAAAAAAAATTGTCTAAATTAACTAATAATGCTAAAAAAATTGAAGCAATGGAAGAAGCAGCAGCTACAAAAATACAAAAAGCTGTCAGGAATTCGATATATAAAAAAAGAGGCAGAGAAATGTTAAATAAACTCATAGAAGAACGCAATATAGAACAAGAAAAGTTAAAACAAGAAAGGTTAAAACAATATAAACAAATTTATTTAGTAGAAAATGCTTTAAAAGAATTATTGATTATACAAAAAAATATTACTGAAAAAATAACAATTAAACAAAATATAATTATTAATAATTTTAATGATATTTTAAAAAATATAGGTATAGTTGATAATAGTAGCAGATCAAGAAGTGACAGAGTAAGTAGTAGCAGATCAAGAAGTGACAGAGTAAGTAGTAGCAGATCAAGAAGTGACAGAGTAAGTAGCATAAGTAGCAATAGAGAAACAATTGTTGTAATGGATAGAAATAAATTAATGATGAATAATTTAAATATTATTTTTAATTTTTTATCTACAATTTGGAGTAAATATATTATGATTGATACAAAAAAAAATACTATTAAAATATATGTTTTAGGAACAACTTTAGGTCCTAAAGTTGTAATTCCTTTTCTAAATATAGCAGAACTAGTAAAATATTTTAAAAGTAATTATAATAAACATTTATTTGGATTTGCTACTTCAAAAATGACTGAACTATTGGATAAACTAAATGATAGTACTGATGACAAAAATTCATATGATATTATTATACAAATTATGAGACAATATATAGAAGAAAATATAGATAAACCAAAAGAGAGAAATAATTTAATTAATTTACAAAAAGTAATTGATGGTCTTGAAAAAATTAGAGGAGGTAAATTGCGTAAAGTTAGAAAAACTAATGTTAGTAAAAAAAAACTACTAGAATTATTAGAAAAATATAAAAAAAATGACTTTATTTTTTAATTAATATATAAATATGTTGCACGAAGATATATATTATTTAATTCATGTTACAAATGATATTAAATGTTTTAAATGGAAAGAATTAAAAGTATCAGAATTTAATACTACTGATCAATTTCCAGGTATTTATTTTTCTATAATTACAAAATACAATATACATTATGAAAAATTATTTCCAGGTAAATATTTATTGATATTTTCAAAAAATCTATTGTATCAAAAGAATTATCATATTAATTTAGTAGATTATAATGGTATTATTACAGAAAAAAATACATATTATCCATGGATGCTTGAAAAATTTGTAAATGATAATAAGCAAGAATGTATAAATAAAAATTGTACTATGAATGAAGTAGTTTTTCATGATAATATTAGTATGAAATATTGTTGTCGTATAATTATTAAAAACACAGATGATAAAAATAATTTGCTTCCTAAAATATCATATATAAATGATATAAAACCAGATATGACAAAAATACCTTTCTTTTGTTTTCCATTTGAATATATATATACAGGATGTAATCCTTTATCTACAAGTTCTAATAAATGGTATAATATGTTTTATAATGTTGCCAATATTGATACACAAAATGAAAGCGATAATTATATTATAGTAAATAATATTAAAAATAAGGCTTATTATTTATATAAGAATCGAAACGAACAAAATATAAAAAAATTATACGAATATACAATGTTATAAAAATTGATATAACATATTTTATTATATTTTATAAAATATAATGGATGAAATTATAGATAATATAGAATATATGCGTATATCAGAAAATAATGAGTTAATAAATTATATATGTTCATTACATATAGAAGATAATTTAAAAAAATATTTATGTGAATTAATTGAGAATGATTGTCATACAGATTATTTAACTATATATAATATATGTTGCGAAAATGATATAGAATTACCTCCATTTTAATATTATTTTTTAGCCTTCTTTTTATTTACAACTTTTGCATCTACTATACCCAATCTGTCATTTTCATACTCTTTAAGTATCATATCTTTATGCACAAACCATTCTTTTTCTAATTCAATAAGATCGTTGAGCCATAGATCTTCAATATTTGTATTTCTGAGATTTCTAAGTTTTTCATCTAATTCGTTATATTCTTTTTCCAATATTACTTTTCTATCATATGTAAGTTGTGAAATAGGCATTTTCAATAGATAATTATAATGTTTATGATTAATTTCAACATCCGTGTTTTCAGGAAATTCGTCTTTTTCGTGTTCTTCATTTGCATCAATAATTGGCGTATATTTTAATTCTATCAATCTCAAAGTAATCTCGCTCAATTTTTTATTCATAATTTGAATATTTCCATTAATGACATCTAGAATAAATCGCATTTTATTATTTAAAATATTTGCCTCCTTTTCAAGATTTTTCAATTGATATTTTTTTCTTTCAAAGTATTTTAAGATCCTTGTTTCCGACCACTCCTTAATTATTTCTACAGCAGATTCGTATTTTTGAATAACAGCGTCTTTATTAAACAGATGAATATTATTAATGCTAAGATTTTTACTAGATTGCAATTTAAATAATACATCAAAATTACTTTCAATATTTTGACGAACGTTTGTGTTGAAATGTAATATAAATTTTACATTTTTTGAAGTATAGTGATTTTCAATATATTTTAAATTATTAAGATTATTTGTAATCATATTTTCTAAGAATTCCTTATAATCTTCCGTCCATATTCCAATAGGTAACTCTGTGATTTCAACCGTAGCATCATCAATCCATCTGTATATTCCGTGACTAATATATGAATTTTTTTCTGCTTTTACAATTCTACCTTTAAATCCTAGATAATATGGTGTAATTTCATTAATATCTAGAATGTTAATTGTATTATAAATCTTTTCAATATCTTCTAAGGAATCAACATTAATATCAGATAATTTAATAGCATTGCAAATAATTTTGCAAATATTAATAATATCATCTGGATTGTATTGAGGAATATTAGTAGAATATCCTGTGCCGATACCAATACCTCCATTTACAAGAATCATTGGAATAATAGGTACATAATACTCTGGTTCAATTTGTTGTCCATCATCATCTTGGTAATTTAATATAGCATTATCTTCTTCTTTAAAGATCAATCTAGTTAGTTTTGATAATATGGTGAAAATATACCTAGCAGATGATGCATCCTGACCACCTTGGCACCTACTACCAAATTGTCCATTTGGACTTAGCAAATTAATATTATTTGTACCTACATAAATTTGTGCCATACCAACGATTGCCTGTTGTAGAGATGCTTCACCGTGATGATAAGCAGAAACTTCACTAACATATCCAGATAATTGAGCAACCTTTATTTCGTTTGTATATAATTTTTTCTTAAAGCACGAATAAATAATTTTACGAGTACTTTCTTTTAATCCATCGCAAATATGATTAATAGACCTCTGCAAATCCCTGTTAGAGAAATGAATTAAATCCTTATCAATAAATGATTTGTAATCAACATTAAGTTTTGAATAATCTAAAACATTATCTTTATCATAATTTTGAAGCCATAATTTTCTATCATCTGCTCTTTTCTTGTTAAATGCTAAATCAATAACTTCATCTGATTTATCATCATACATATATGTTACTTTTTTCATATTTTTAAAATACTCTTTTGCTTCTTTATCATCTGATGTTCCAAGTCCTTTGTAATATTTAATTTTCCATCCGCCATTCTTTGCATTAGCTGTTTCACTCCATTTTTCATAGTCAGACATATTATAAAACTCAATGACTTCTTTTTTATTATTTGTAGCTTTAATAATTGGTGTCAACATTGAAGTTAAGAAACCTGATATTTCATATAATTCGTGCCACATACTTTGAAATATATTAAATATAAGTCCTTTGATATGACTTCCATCGTGATCCTGATCAGTCATAATCATAATAGAACCATATCTAAGTTGACTTATATCTTTGTATTTTTTATTTTGCTCTAAACCTAGAATTTTTTTAATAGCTGTTATTTCATTATTATCTGAAATCTTTTGCATAGTAGCATCTTTAACGTTTAAAATTTTACCTCTTAGTGGAAATACACCATATCTATCTCTGCCAATTACACTAAGACCTGAAATCGCCATAGTTTTTGCCGAGTCTCCTTCTGTTAAAATAAGAGTGCATTCTGCACTATTTTTTGTTCCCGCTAAATTTGCATCATCGAGTTTTGGAACAATAATTCTCGAGATTTTCTTACCATCGGTTTTTACCAACTTCTTCTTATCATAAAATTCAGTAATACTCAATGCTTTATCAATGATCCCTGATTTAAATAATTTGTCATAAAACTTTTCGCTAAGTTCACATTTAGACCCAAACTTTGCTACTGGAGTTGTCAACGTCTCTTTACTTTGCGAATCAAAACTAGGATTAACAATAAGTGCTTTTACGAATATCATTAAATTATCTTTAATATGCTGAGATTTTACTACTTTTTTCTTTTTTGTCAATGTAAGTTCGGTAAGATTTTTTGTTATCATATTTGTAATATATTCAATATGTTTACCTCCCTTAATTGTATTTATTCCGTTAACAAATGATAAATATTCAAATGAACCTGAATTTGAAATTGAAGCAACTATTTCCCATCTTTCTCCACACGCTTCATATATTAACGGTTGTTCCTTTTTATCCAAAAACAATTCGCAGTATTTTTCAAAATCTTTGACTAAAATTTTTTCACCATTAAATGAAACAGAAACATCTTTATTTGTTGTAGCACATGCATCAATAACGCGTCTGTGAAATAACTTATAGGTATCTTCTGTAATATTTTTAATACCAAACCTTTGGTAATCAGGAGTAAACGTAATCTGTGTATAAGGTGCTTTTGAACACGCTTTAACAGTTGGTTTATCACGTTCTGTCATATTATTACGAAATGTCTGTGTATATATTTTATTAGTATAATGGTCTACTGTTTCTATAGTAAATTCTTTAGAGAATATATTTGTTAATTTACTACCATAACCATTTTTACCTCCCCAAATTTTTTCCTCTCCTTTATCATAATTAGTAGATGTAAGAAGTTCTCCAAAAATTAATTCAGGGACCCATAAATCTCCATAAGTACTATGTTTTTTGATATCAACGCCATTACCATCGTTGAAAATTGTTATAGAACCTGTTGATTTATCAATTGATACCTTAATATTTTTTACATGCTTGATATTTTCTTTGCCCTTGTCTTCTTCTGATTTTAAACGCATAGAATGATCAATTGCATTTACAATTACTTCATCAAAACATTTCAAAAGTCCTGGATTATATGTGAGTTCTGTCATAACCATTTTTTTAGAAATTTCATCAAAGACGTAACTAGTAATTTTTTGCGGTTCAATAGAACCTATATAAGTATCGGGAAGTGCTAGAATATGTTCTAGCAGTTCATACTTTTTATATTTTTCTTCTACAGTCTTTACTTCTAAATCTTTTGCAGTTTTGGGAGGCATTCTAATATAAGGTATAAATAATACTATATTTTTATATATCAATTTTTATTAATTATTATATTTGCGACTAAAAAATAAAAAATAAATTAAACTTTCATATATAGATAAATGCCCATATTAAATATCAGTGATAATATTGAATATCAAAATATATTGAAGAATAATATTTATATTATAATTATATTTTCTGCAGGTTTTTGCAAACCTTGCAACGAAATTTATCCATATATGTTAGAGTTATCTGAGATATATAATAATATTAAATTTATAAAAGTAGATATTCAAAAAAATGATGACATTGAAGATATTAATAATATAGTAACTATACCTCATTTTAAATTTATTAAAAATAATAGAGAATTATTTTCATTTTCTGGTGCTAATAGACCTACTATAATAGAAACTATTAATAAACTTATAAATGAATAATTAATATAAAGATTTATATAAAGAATACACAAAATATTAAATACATATAATGCTTTCAGTGGGAATTCCAAAAGAAATTAAGGTTTGTGAAAACAGAGTATCTATGATACCTGATGATATTAAAAAGATTGTTGATAGTGGTATATTAGTATATTTTCAAAAAGGTGCTGGTATTAATTCGGGATATAATGATTATGAATATATTGAAGCCGGAGCAATAATTGTATATACAATTGAAGAATTATATAAACAGAGTAAGTTAATTGTAAAAGTTAAAGAACCTCAAGAAGATGAATATAAATTAATTAATAATAACCATACAATTTTCACATTTTTTCATTTTGCAAGCAATAAAACACTTGTTGATAATATGAAATCTTCAAACGCCTCTTGTTATCCATATGAAATTATAAAAATTAAAAAAGATGATGGAGAAATATATTATCCAATTCTATCTAATATGTCTATAATTGCAGGTGAACAAGCGTTTAATGTTGCGGATTTATTTATTAAATCCAATGATTCAAATCATTCTTATGATATTAATATTACTATTATAGGTACTGGAAATGTAGGATTATCTGCTATGAAAATTGCTATTAAACTAGGATATAAAAATATTAATCTTATTGATAATAATTATCAAAAAATATTAAATATTAAGAACGAATATGATAATTTAGCGAATATTTCTATATATTGTATGAATAATGATAATTTAAATTTTCTAATGAAAAAATCTATTATAATAATCGGTTCAATATATAATACAGGAATGAAGGCCGATAGATTATTGTCAAATAATATGTTAGATTCTATGCCAAAAGGTGCAATTATAATGGATGTCTCTATAGATCAAGGAGGTATTACAGAACAATCTAAAATAACTTCTATAGATGATCCTATAATTAAATATAATGGAATTAACATATATTGTGTACCAAATATTCCAAGTACTGCTCCTCGCAAAGCGTCTATATTACTATCTAATTCTATAGTAGATTATGTAAAGGCCCTGTCAACAAATAATACACATTTATATCCTGAATTACTTAAAGATAATTTGTAAAAAATATAAAAATTGATTAATATTATTTTTATTTTAATTAACTCAATATAATGTCAATTCTAATTATAGCTTTAATCTGTTCATATCTTATTAATACTGTAAGTTCATATAAAATTACTTTTCCTACTTTGAGAAGAAATTATGCTGTTGTTACAAATGTTAATATTAAAAAAATTAGTGATTATGAAAAAACGGAATTTATTAAGTTATTTAATTCAGTACCATTAATTATGTTTAAAAATCAAAAGATTAATCCAATTGAATATTACGAGTTTTGTAAATTATTTGATGACAAACATAATAATGAAGTTATACATCCGTTCGAATATTCTAAAGTAGATATTGTGCCACAAATAGCACTAAGAGGAAATTGTTATATCAAGGACCTTCATGGTATTAAGGATATCTATCTTAAATATAGTGACCCATTTAAAAATACTCTTGTATGGCACCAAGATATTGTAGGTCAAGGAACTTATCTACCACCTGTTGTTTCTAGTATGTATATGATTAAGTCTCCTTCAAAAGGAGGTAATACACTATTTGCAAGTTTGGAAGATGCATATGATAGTGTTGATGCTAATATTAAAGATAAGATTTACGATATGAAGGTAATTTATTCAAATACAAAATCTGGTATGATGAATTCTTACTTCGATTATACAGGGTATAACAGAGTTAAATCTAATGAATTAACTATACAAAAAGAAGAAAATATTATTACAAAGGAACCTCTCGTAGTTTATTCTAATTATAATCGCAATAGAAAGGCGCTTATGCTTTCGCCTTTTAGATTTGTAAAGTTTGATAAAATGTCTTGTAGTGATAGTTTTGATTTATATAGAGAATTAATGTCAAAAAATATTGTAAATAAAGACAATATTGTAGATATTAAGTGGGAAAATAATGATTTGCTAATATTTAATAATAGGAAACTTATTCATACTTCTACTCCTACACTAGAATATAAGGATTGTGATAGATTGTATTATAGTTGTTTTCTAGGAACAAAATCTCCAATTATACAGGTTTAATTATATATTTTATCTATTAGATTAGTATATATTTTAGATGATATAATTTCACTACATATGTCTGCTATACTTTTATATTCTACATCAATACATATTATATTCTTATTATTTTTAACAGCATCATTATATTTTTCCTCATGTAATTCGTGTATTCTTTTTATATATTCTAATTTAATATTTTTTTCAGATTCTCTTCCTCTTTTTTTAATTCTATTAAAACATAGTTCTGGATTAGAACGCAAATATATGAACCCTTCAGGTTCCCATAATTTATCTGTTCTTTTATGAAGAGTTAGCATATTCTTATATTCTTCTGCACTAATTGTATTATCTTCAAATGCTTTTTCTACAAAAACATTTTTAATGAAATAAGGACTCCTTTCCATTAATATTATAGTATTAGATTTTTCTTGTATCCAACATCTATCCATCCATACTTTAATTTGAAAATTATAAGTACTGTTTTGCGTATTATACATAGTTTTAAGATATTCGTTCCAACTTTCTATAGGTTCTACATCAATAGCAGTCTTATAATTTTTATGAAAATAATTTAATATGCTAGTTTTATACGAACCTATATTACCATCTAATGTAATTATTGGCATTTTTAATAATTAATAATTAGATATTTTTTATATATCATTTTTTCATAATATTACTTTTGTATATTATATTCTTTACAATATTATAATTTATAGCATCTCCTTTGTTATTTTTAATTTTATAAGTAATATCTTTTAAGATATTATCGAACTTATTCATAATTATATCGAGTGAACTATTTTTTATTTTTATATTGAAATGTTTAAATACATGTCTTACTTTCATTTTAATTATTTTATTTAATTTATTACACATTGCTTTACCTCCAGTTATTAATCCTAATTCTGGTCTCGCTATATTGTTATTAAAATCGCAATTCATTATATCTGATCCTTCGTTTTGTATTTTATATCTATTTGTTTCATCTACGCCAAAAAATTGAGCAGTATTAAATGCGCCTCCCTTCATTTTTTTATTAGTTTGCTTAGTTTTGCAATATTTATTAATATAATGTAAAATGAATTTTACGTGTTCATCCATTATTTTTTTTATACCAATTTTTAAACATAATAGAGATGCTAGTGCAGTTATGTTGAAAATTAATCTTTCTATATATTCGCTTAATAATTTTATTATTTTTTGCTCTTCTTTTACATTTTTTTCACTTTTTATAATTTTTAATAATTCTTGAGAACAAATCTTAATATCTTTACAATCTACCATAAAATACTATTTGCTACTATTATATAAAATGAAAATAATTATATATATTAAGAAGAATGGAATACTTTGAATTGGATGAAGGAAATCCAGTATTAAAAAGGATGAATTTTTTAAATGGTCGCGTAGACGCTATATCATCTGATAATAATTTAAATATTAAAAAAGCAAATATAATAGCAAGCGAACATCAAGGAAATATTGTTTCTCGCAATTTAGATTGTACAGAGGTATCAAAAATATTTTTTTCGATTTATAATATAGATATTCTACAAAGAGGAATTAGAAATAAAATATTAAATATTACAAATGGTAAAATAAATATTTCGAGACAAAGCGACGATGAATTAAAAATAATTATGCGCTCTATTTATTTTCAATATGGAAAAAATAGTACTAATAATGTAAAGGAACAAATATTAGATTTAAATATACGCGTAATTGAATGGAGTGTTCCAGAAATAATGTCAAATTATAAACAATCACAACAATATTTAAAAGATATAAGTACATTACCAGAACCATTAGATAGATCTATATTGCCTTCCATAAAAGGAACAAAAACACTTAACAATAACAATTATATGTATTAAAGTAAAATTAAATAATATAATATTATAGAAGTATAGAACAAAAGGAATGGGAAATGGTTATAGTGTAACGGCTTTTGATTATAATAAAGAAGATATTGGAATAGACCCCGAAACCAATACAAAGTTTGTTCCTAATCAAAAAGAATTAGAGTTATTCAAAAAAGAGAAAATGAATTTATATAAAGGGACATGGACAGTATGTTTCGTATATGGTATTTCAGCCTTCATATTACTTGCCATTGTTTTATTTACTGATATGGGCAGAAATTATATATATAATGAATATTTTCCTGCAGTAATCACATATGTAATAGGGGCTATAATTATAATTATATATTTAGTATATTCTATTTATAATATTAAACCTCGCAAATTAGACAAACCTAAAAGCAAATTTAATAATTGTCCAGATTATTGGTCGTATGTAAGAGAAGATAATGGAAAAAAACAGGATATAATAACAAATATTAAATATAATAATAATAATTCTCCAACTACACACATTGCCGAAGTTGAAACCTTAGCAAAAATTAAAAGAAATGATAATAATCAATATATATTAAATACTAAAGATGATCCTACAATAGACGTTGGAACATCTAATTTAATTTTAGACTATAAATGTAAAATAGATGAAAATATATATGGTACAATAGATGAACAAAAACTAATGAAAAACAATTTATATGGAGATAACATGTTTAATGAAGCATATAAAAAAAAAGATACTAAAACCAAAGAATATTTAATAAAGAGTTTAGGACAAATAGTAGATGATGATAATGAAATTGATACAAAACTTAAAAAATATGCACAAATATCAGGTATATATAAGAATAAATATGATAATTTATTACATTTATCAGATAATTCATTAGTTAAAGATAATGCTTCTGTGACAAATAGTTTTTACAATGATATCCCTTTAATATGTAATGAAGTATATCCTAATTTATTGTCTAAATTAGAAAAAGATAATAGTACAGATCTGAGATGTGCCTACGCAGATAAATGTAAAATATCATGGAGTGATATAGATTGCTATAAAAATAAGGATGTTGTAATTAACACTAGATAGATAATTGTTTACATATTCCAAATGTTTTACGGTGAAAGTCGCTAAGTCCATAAGTATTTAAAGCAATATGATGTTTCTTTGTACCATACCCTTTATTTTTTTTTATATCATACAATAATAAATTAGGATTATCATCTACTAATTTATTTATTAATTTTGTATGATAATCTTTTGCAATTATTGATGCTGATGCTATACTTAAATATGTGGCATCTCCTTTAGGTATACATTCATATTCTATTAAATCTTTGTCTTCACCCGGAGGTATATAACCTTTAAAACAAGGTCCGTCAATTAATAAATAATCAAATGGTTTTTTTTTATATGCATCATCAATTGCTCGATGCATAGCCTTCATAGTTGCATTTAAAATATTAATTTCGTCTATTTCTTTATTAGAAACTTCTCCTATACCGTAAGTTATACATGTGTTTTTAATATAATTTGCTAAATATTCTCTTTTATTTTCAGATAATTTTTTAGAATCCTTAATTTGTTTAAATGTATCATCCGGAAAATATTTTGGTAAAACTACACATGCCGCAATTACTGGACCTATAAAAGTCCCTCTTGCAACTTCATCAACTCCTGCTATTATTTTATCTTTTGCTTTTTCAGTTGTAATAATATAGTCGCAATTATCGCGCATAATAAATAATTATACTTATAATACTTACACATATATATCATTTTTTTATAATATTTTATTTTAGAACATAATAATGATTATCGTTACTATCGATATTCTCAGTTTCATTTTTACCTTCATAAAAATATAAAAAAATCTTATATAAACATTTAGGTAATATGTGCAAATAACACATTCTATTACTAACAGATAATTTTTATTACCCCCTGTGGGACTCGAACCCACACTCTTTTGATTAGAAGTCAAACGCGATATCCAATTTCGCCAAGAGGGTATAAAAATATAGAAAAAATAGTAATAAGTGTATTTAATGTAATACACTATATATGTATATAATTATATTTTGCATTTTAACGCAACTATATAAGAAAAACTAGATTATACAATTTATAAATCGATGTAGAAGGTATAATTTTAATATTATCATGTCAAAAGCATAGATGTAATAGATTAAATAAATTAAATCTTAATAAACATATGTATAATAATTGGAAAGTTATAAAAGTAATAGGAAAACTATTTATGGAAAAAGAATATGAATTAGTAGATGATATATTATTTATAAAATGCGAAGATAGTTATTTACATTTATTAAAAAAATTAGCATTGTCTTTAAAATATATTTACAAATTATTTAATATAAAACAAGGTGTTTTAAGATGTGGAGACGACCTTCTCTTTAATGAAAATAATTTAATAAAATTTTTGGAGGGAGAAAAATACGATTTTTATGGTAAATCTCCAAATCCCGATGCATCTATTACAGATAAAAAAAAATTAGAAAATTTAAAATTTAATTTAAGATATGATGATTCCATATTAAATTATTATTTAATAAATACAAATGAACTAACTAATAGTCAACATGGGATTAATATGACTATAGAAGAACTCAAAAAATATCTAGTAAGACCTTCTTTAGATGGACCTTGCGGTATAATGTATTACATATCAAATCATTCTTGTAATGTTATAATAAATACCATGGAAAATATATCATACAATATATTTCATCATGACGAATATACAAATAGTTATCCATATATTATAGAAGATACAGGTGTTACATATATTATGTATCGCAACGGAATACCTTATACAGACAGTCGATTGTTTTATAGTGATTATAATTTTGCTCTTCCATACGAAAAAGAACTAATTAAAAACAATAAAGTTATAGCAATTCATACAAATATAGAAAAATATACTCAAACATAATAATTATTCTCTCCCTAACATCATTTATAAAAAATGATTACATTCTTAATTTAATTATCACAAGTATGGTGAATGCTAGAAATATAGGTATAAATCAAATAATAATTGTTCTTGACAATGCACTATATGATTTTGAGAGGTATATTATAGATGTTTTGTTGTGTATATCTATATTTATGATATTTATAATGATAAAATTTTTATCTATATTTATATATATTAACATTAAATATATATTATCTTAAAAATAAAAAAATGAGTACATAATTAAAAAATATTTAGAAATTTCAAAAACTTTATAAAATTCTTAGAAAAATAAAATTATGTACTCTATTTTATATTATTGAAGCATATTTAAAATATTTTCAAAATCCTTATAATATTGTTCATTATAATCACAATAATATATGCCATTTATTTTTTTATCTGTATGATATCTATCTTTTTTATCTGCTCTTTTAATTGTATAGTCACATAATTTTCCAATAACGTTTATATTATTATTTGTAAGATTGCCCCTCCTTATTTTATTAATAAATTTTTCATTCTTGTAGTTATTAACAAATGCATTCTTAAAAATATAACAGTCTTTAACATTATTAAAATTAAAATTAAGAAATTCTAATAATATCCATGCTATTGCTTGAAAATCATCCATATAATCAACTAAGTTATCTTCATGTTGAGATATAGACATATAAACTTCTGTACCTCCGTTATTAAAAATACTAAGATCTCTTTTATTATTTTTTAATATATTTACTGTAAAACCAAAATCTATTAATTTTATAGAAGTTTCTGTTTCATCAGTGAAAACAATATTATGAGGTTTAATATCTAGATGTACAAAAGAAATACCTTCATTTAAACTGCAACTATGAATTGTTTTTATTGCCTTTAAAATTTTTATGCATAAATTTTTTATAAAAGCTACAGAATAATTATTATTAATATATATCTTATTTAAATCACTTCCTAATTTTTCAGTAATTAAAACATATCTATTGATATCCCCTTCTTTTAATGGTTTTAATTCATCATATCCATATATTTTTGCTGTTATTGAATCATAGCAATAATTTTTAATTTTATTCATAATTATTATTTCATCAGGTATTTGATAATCATAATATTTTTTAAATTCTTTAAGATTGTCTGGGAAAATAGGTTGCGATTTTACTACAACTTCTATTTTTCCATTAACAGAACCATTTAATATTTTTCCATAATATAAATGTGATAATCTATAATGATTAGAATTATCATTTAGTATCCCGACTATCTCTATTTTCATAACACCAATATTTAATATTTCTCCCTTATATAATTTATTTAATTTTGAAACATATTCTATTATCTTTTCTATATTATTTCTATTTCTTTCTAATATCACATTAGTAATATAATTTAAATCTCTTGGTTTTCTTTCTGTATTAAATGGTAAGTTTAATTGGTCATCTATATATTTATCCATATATTTATTATTAATAATATCATAAATGCTATTTATATTTTTAGTAGACATACATTTTAAATAATTTTTATAGTTAACATCACCTTCAATATTATTACTTATTTTTGATAAAAAATAATTGTAATCGTGTTTACTAAAATGCTTACCTAAAGTTTTAATCATATCATTCTTTTTATCATTGATTTTTACATTATCTAATAAATCCTTTGATAATTTAAATATATCCTTCTTTAAAATACATTTTAAATACTTATAATAATTCACTTCGATGCTGCTAACTATTTTAACAAAATGTGCAAAATCATAATTGTTAAAATAATTTACTAATTCTTTAACAGTATTCTTTTTACTCATTCTGTTTATATTTCTTCTCTATAATAAATAAAAATATTTAGTTTTTTTTTTACAATATTTCTATATATGTTTATGTATATTGGGATAATGATCTCATACTATATAATAACATAGTCTTTATCTTCTTCGCATAATTCTATTCTTATACTTTTATTATATTCCTCCTTTATTTTATCAATAGTTTTATGACATTCCATATTATAAAATATATTTCCAATTTTTATAAGAGAGCATCCTCCCTTAGTTTTATATATTGGAAACTCTAATTCATAATATTTGTATTTATCATTAGTTAAAATTTTAGGAGTTTTTCCCATACAACCCTATTATAATAAAATAATAAAATACTTCTCTTAAATTTTAAATAAAAAGTAATAATATTAAATTTACAGTTATATTACAAATATAAAACCATTACGTAGGGCGACATTGTAAATTTAAATAATTTTTGTTCTAATTTTTTTATATTTATATAAAAAATGATATTTTTTATGGATTGATGTTTACATCCTTTAAATATGGATAGTTCTCTCGTTATGCAAATTCTCTTCGCTAATGAAAAGGCATTTGAAAATTTTAAAGAAAAAAATGAATGTATAAATATATATAATACCTGTAAGTTAGCTAGAGATAATCAGAATATTATAGATGCAAATAATAAAAATCGCGCTAAAATTTATTCAGTTCGTATATTCAATTGCTTAAAGAATAAGATCCCTGAAGATAAGAGTGAAGCAACACTTACTCTATCATGCGAGTTTAGCAAAAAATTTACACAATATGTATTAGATATGTTTAATAAGCAATCAGATAAGTTTAAACTCTATTTTATAGAGTTTATATTGTTAGATTATATTGAAATACTAAATAATAGTATAAGATATAAGAATAGATCTGGATATTCTAATCCTCTGTTGCGTAAGATATTTATATTATATAATTATATTAAAATTATTACAATGATAGGAATTAACTTTGAAAAAGAATTGATTAGTATAGAATCAAGAAAAATTATAGAGAATAACTCTTCCAGAAAAGAATTACTCGAAATGAATTATATAATAAAAAAATATATAGAATTATTTTCAAATACATACCCGTTGTGAATATTATTAATAAAAATTGATAATAATTATTATTATTTTTTATATTACTAATAATAATTATAAGATGTACGAATGTTTTATGAAAGATATTATTCACGAGAGCATTTTTGATATTTGCAATGATATATACGATAATATTTGTTTTAATAATAACAATTGTCACGATAACAAAGATATCTTAAAAGAAGACTTAAATAATTTTATTGAAAATGGTATAAATAAGTTAACATTATATGATATTAATAATATCCTACTTTCTTACGGTATTGATAATGCATATAATTATTATGTAGAAAATATGTATAATAAAATGTATTCTTTGTGTACAAATGATACTAACAATAAATATAGTATTACAAAAAATTTAGTTACATGTCTAATTGTATCTTCATTTGAAATTAGATAATAAATTCTAATCTTATGTAATATATATATAAGTATTATGTGTATTTTTTCTCAATACAAAGATATATTAGGACTTCCAAGAGAAGGTATACACTCTATTAGAGTATATGATTATGCAATAATTGATATAATTATGACATTTATAGGAGCAGTAATAATATCATATTTTTTTAAAATTAATGTAATTTTAATATTTATTTATTTATTTATTTTAGGACAAATTCTACATATTTTATTTTGCGTTGAAACCAAATTTGTATCTACATTTTTTAATTTAAAAAAAATAATATAATATAAATAATAAAAATTGATAGTCTATATAAAGATTAATTAATATATATATACAACAATGAACGTTCTACTCCCTAAGCAATTCAATGTCGATAAGATTAAGTACTCAGAAATGAAAATTATGAAATCAGGTGCAAAATCTGTTTATGTAAATTATCAAGGTTCTAAAGTTAATATGCAAACCCCTCTATTAAATATTCCTTATGGAGTAAATGATAATATGCAGTTTATCAAAGACGATCCAAAGAGTAAAGATGAAACTCAAAAGTTTGATATTACTGTATCTTTTAAGGGTATTGATGAAAATCCTAAAATTAAAACATTTCACGATAAACTTATTGAACTTGAAAATAAGATTATGGAAGATGCATTTGCTAATCGTGTAGCATGGTTTAAGAATAATTTTGATGGAAACAAGGGAACTGTATCAAATATGTTCAGTCGTATTGTTCGCCGTGACAAGGATAAAGAAACAGGAGCGTATGCTGATAAATATCCGCCTACATTTAAGGCAAAAATTCCTTATAATTCTCTAGAAGATAGATTTGACTTTGATGCATATGATATGGATAATTGCGAAATCGATTTTAAAGAGTATGTTTCAAGTCTTAAAGGTGGAAAAGCTCAATTTATTATCCAACTAAATGGCATTTGGTTCTCTGCTGGAATGTTTGGATGCAGTTGGAAAATTGTATCTGCAAAGTTCCAAAAAATTAATTCTTCAAAACTTACATTTGTAAAGGATAGTGATGATGAAAATGTAGAAGATGAAGAAGATGATATTGATGTAGATTCTGAAGTAATTATTAAACCTGTACATAAAGGTTCTGCTGTTGTTGCAGATAACAAAAAAGTAATTAAACAAGAAGAGGAAGAAGAGGAAGAAGAAGAGGAAGAAGAAGAGGAAGAAGAAGAAGAGAAGGAAGAAGAAGAGAAGGAAGAAGAAGTTGAGGAACCTGAACCGGAACCTGAACCTGTAAAACCTCCTGTTAAAAAGGCGGCAACTAAGAAGAAGGCATAAATGTATTTATAATATAAATATTAATATGAAAAATATTAAACCCATTACTACTCGTCCTAAAGGCGAAGGTTCATCTGTATTCAAATCATAAAGCTCTATATTATTTGATATTATTTTTGCTATCATATCTATAATTTTATATGCTACAGGAAGAGATAGTGTAATAAATAAAAAAAACCCATAAAAAGCAGTTTTAAATTTATTTATATATATATCATATGTATTTTTTTGTTTTTCTTCAATTATATTATTCATTACTATATTTGGATTAATAGGTGTATATGCAAAATCTGGGGTATATTTAATATTATAATTATTCATTGTTAACTTTAAATATGTTCTACATAATAATATAATAAAAAATTATTTTCTAATTCACTTAAACTATTTCTATTTATCATTTCTAATAATGTTTCAATATTTGTATTTATGCGAATATTTGAAATAATATTAGAATTAGTTATGTTTACACCACTTGGACCACCACTTATTAACCATGTAGGCATATTTTCGTAAAAATTATTAGAACACATCGCTAAAGATTTTATAAAATTACAACACAATATATATAATTCTTCATTGCATTCTTTAAACATTTTAATTGCATCTTTGCAAAAATCAAATATTAAGGTTTCTTCTGTTATATTATTAAAATATGTAACATTTTCTGGAATACTACTCGAAAACAACTTAAAATATTTTATTATTTTTAAAAAATCTACATTTGTCAATGGTTTAAACCATTCAGGACTATTATAAAATCCTCGTCTTTCTATTTCTATCGCCAAATCTGTAAATGCGTGCATATTAGTTTCCCATTTATATTCATTTTCTTTTATGTGTAGACTATGATATTTAATAAAATTTTTTAAACTTTTTATAATACTATTATCTAATAATTCTCTATTATAAGGATTATAAGGATCCTGATTGTTATCTATACATGTTCTAATAAAATATTCTAATTCAATAGCATCAAATATGTATTTTTCACCTCTGCAATTTTTTAATATAAAAAGTCTTTGATATGGTATATCACATATATTTTCTCCAGTAAATAATTCTTCATTATTCATATAAGTATCGTCATTAGGGTCATATTTAATTATTTTCTTATTTTTAATTTGTCTTTGTATTTTTATTAGACTTGATATATATATATTATTATTTTCTAAATCATAAGTATTTTTATTTAATTCATATAAAAAAATGTATTTTTCCATTTTACTACTATAATTATTTTTCTTGAATATATTATAATTACTATTTTTTACTATATTACATAGCATTTTATATGGAATATTTTGCAATAATTCTATATATAGTTCTTTAATAAATAGATAATTAATATTATTTAGATATTTATATAATTCATATAAATCATTTATATTTATTTCATTTTTACATTTAAAAATATCGTAAAATATTTTATGTATGTAAACATTTTTAGTTTTCTTATGATATCTACAAAACTTTCCATCTTTTAGATTACGATTGCATAATTTGAAATTATTATATCTACAAATACATTTTTTATCAATATCTGAAGATATTATATTATTCATTAATATAATTATACAAAATATTTATGCTTCTTATTTACTATAATTTATTATTTATATATTAAACAGATAATAATACCCCTGCATTTTTATAACTAAAATAATCATATAATTTATCATTTAATAGTACATATTTTTTTCCATCACGTGAAACAACCTTCCCTTTATTTTTATTAGTTCTTTCATATAATTTATATAATTGTATTTTATTATCATCTGCTATATTTTGAGTGTATGATAATTTGTTATTATTAATATTTATTGGCCAATTATAACATTTATATCCATTTTCTAAAGGTTTATTTATTTCAGAATGTATAATACAATCTATAGAAGATGCTTTTAACATATCTAAAAATGTCTTTATTAATCCTTCTTTCTTTTGCGCTTTGATTAATATATGTTCATCTGTTGTTAATTCGTTGTCCTTTTTTCTAATTGTTGGATTAGACAAAATTTGTTCTCTTGTAAATTTCATAATATATTTATATACACCAACATTTCTATCTTCAACTGGAAGAGACATATGACTACATGTTCTAACCGCTCTGCCAATTACTTGGTCTATGCGCACAGAGTTCCAGAAATACTCTGTTATCAATACGCGTCTCACATTCTTCAAATTTAAACCCTCCGCACCAGATTGAGTAATCATCATAATTTTAACTAGTTCTCCATATCGTTGGTCTATACCTACGCCTTTATTTGGAAGACTATTTTTTATATTTTCTGGTAGGTCTGTAAAGTTGCCATTAAATATATTCATTAATATATCGGTTTTAACACGGTCAGAATTAAAAACAACATATCTTTTATTGTCGTATTTTTTATCAAATACATCTGGATCATCAAATATATATCCATATTCTTCATTTTTTACTATATTTATTTCGATATATCCTTGTCTATTTAAAACTTCTTTGAATATTCCCAAACCTTCTACTACACGAAATTGCGAATATACTAATACACTTCCAGGAGATGTGTTAATATCTTCAAACATTTGAGCAAATTTAGGACTATAATTTTCTTCTAAATTTTTAATATATAGATAGTCTCCTTTTCTTAATTCCTTTAAAGCATTATTTAATTTTAATTCATATTCAGCAGCAACTTCTTTATTTATATCTATACCAACTTCATCATCATTATCATTAATTTTATCATCGTCATTTTGAGATAACTCCTTCTTTTTTAATAATCGTATGTCTTGTGGAAACTCTCTTACAATTTCTTCTGGAAATGCAAAATTACATACTAATCTACTAAAAGCCCTATAAACAGAACTAGTATCATCACCGTCTATATTAGCAAACTTTTTCTTTCTTTCATCCATATCTATTTCTTTTTTTCTAACTTCAACATATTTCTTCATTTGATGTTTAGTCATATAAATGTATCTTATATTTTCAGGTAATAATTTAGGAAATAATTCAGAACCAGTTGTTTTATAGTAACTTAATATTCCTAATACTCTTCTTTTAAATAAATCCTGATTAATTACTTTTATATCTTCAGGGTCCTTGCTATTTATAAAAATATTATTAAATTCATCTTGTTTAATAGGAAAAACATAATCTACAGTTGTTTTATGTTTTAAAGATAATTTAAGACCTTCTTCATCTTCGTCTATTCTAACAATATTTTTAATAATATTTGCAAATTCTTCTTCATTTATATTATTCTTACTATCATACACTAAATCAAGTTTAAATTCGGTATTATTATTGTATACAAGCAATTTATCTATCTTTTTATTACCACATTCTAAATATTTAATATTATTAATACAACTATTTCTCAAAAATTTTAATGTATTCATTATTTTGACAATATTCTGTTTAATCTTTGTTTTGTTAACACTAGGAAATCTAGGAGCAGGATTTTTAATAGGATCTTTTTCATATTTTTTAATGTTTGCCATCGCTCTTGAAATTATTACATCAACTACTTTTTTAATAGGTGCAAGAGAATATCCAAATATTATATTATAATTTTCTTTAAGATACGGATGAGATAATAACCACGAAGGTACATTTAAACCCTGTGTTTCAAATATTATATTTTTATTTTCTTTTAATGCATTTTCTAAATTTAAATCATTTAACTTATCACAGGAGTTTGGATAATCTTCAGTACAATTTTCACCCTTTCTTATGTCAAAATACGCCTTTTCAAAAACATCTAATAATTTCTCATCTGGATTTTTATATTTATTTTCTATACAAACCTTTTTATTATTACATTCAGCATTAACCTTTTTGATTATTTCAAGAACCCGTTTTTTATATTCCTTATTATTTTTTATTAAATCATCTATTATTATTTTTACGTTATCATTATTTAATTTTAAATAATTTACTATTTCTTCCGCCATTTTTGTCTTTTGCGAACCCGTTATTCCATTTGTTACTATAATATAGGGTTTTTTAGAGTCTATATTACTTGTGCTCTTATTTTCTATTTTTTTAATAACAGGTTCTGCGTTTATTTTATTTGTTAATTCCTTTAAAATATAACTTTCATCATTATCCCAAGGTTTTTTAACAATTAGAGAAGAATTATAATCTATTCTTCTATAATTTTGTGGTAGTAATATTATATTTACATATTTATCATTTTGATATATTTCATCTATATAACTATATAATTCACTATTTTTTATTCTTTCTACTAAATTCTTTTTATCAGTAGTACCATGTAAAATTGGTATATTATGTGTTACCATAGGTCCTCTTAATAAATTTATTAAAAATGATATTTCATATGGTTTATTTATTATTGGAGTACCAGATAATAATACCATTTTAATATCTTTAGCATTAATTAAAAAATTATATATTCTCATTGCTAATGTTGACCCATTTGCTATTCTACTTATAAAATTATGAACCTCGTCTACTATAATAAATGTATCATCAAAAGGGTTTCCATCTTTTTCCAACTCATCTATTAATTTTTTTGTCAAACCATTATAATTTATAAATCTATATCTATTCCTTATTATATGTGTTATTGTTTTATTAATTTCTTCTTTATAATTATAACTTAAATCAGCATATTTAATATTATTAATTATAATTTCTGCACCATTTATATCTCCTTTATATAGTGGGACCCATACACTACCTGTTTTGTCAATTATCTGTTTTTGAATTGCATATTTTTTTAATTCTTCTATCATATTAACATTTCCTTTGTCTACTTTTAAGCATGTCCAGGATTTCTTTAAATTTAAACCAATAGTAGATATTTTCATTAATTCATTTTCATAATTTTGCGCCAATGATGCAGGTGTCATAATTACTATTTTTTTTCTATTAATATATCCTTCTGCTGCTGCAATTGATGCTGCGGATTTACCAGAACCTAATTCGTGATATAAAAGAATGCCTCTATATGGACTATCAAATTGCATATAATCTTTAATAATTCTTTGTTGTGGAAATAGGGACACCTTTGATACATCTAAATCACAACTATCTTTTGTACAATTACATGATGATTCTATCTTCTTCTTGCTATATTTAGATGGATGAAATGTATTATATATGAATTTATTATAACCTATTCTATTTGGAAGAATCCAATCATTAGTGTTTACCTCTATATCCATACACTTTATCTTCTAATATAATAATTCAAATTAAAAAAATTTTATATTATTAGATAAACTAAAATAATATGTATAATATTGAAAAACTTTTAGATAAGTGCGAATCAATGACACTACTTTGCACAAAAGCATCTACACATTGGAGTTTTATAAAATTCTGTTTTGCAATTCCTCTTGTATTAACTAGTTCTACTATGTGTATAATAAATAGTATTAGTGAAGATGCAAATGCTATAAAAATACCTAATATCATTGTTAATGCTGTAAGTGTATTAATTATGTCTCTTACAAATAGTATTAAAGCAAGTGAAAAATTTGAAATATTTAAAAAATTATCTCAGCAATTTATGTTATTATCTCAAGAAATAGAAGCAATTGACAAACCTGTATCAAAAGAAACATATAATTTATTATCATTAAAATATGATAATTTAATACAAGATTGTTCTTTTGAAGAAATTCCTTTAAAAATTAAAACTGAAGTTGCAAAATGTTTTTTAGATGCAGAAAGACACATTCCAATTCAATTAAACGGTATGATAGGAAATTCTAATTTTTCTAGAAAATTAAATTTAGAAAAAAAAGACACTCGGCAAGCTACACTTGTAAATATATCAACCGATCCTCCAAAAGAATTAAAATCACAAGAACCAAATAAGGTATATGGTTCTGAAGAAAATTTTTAATTATATATAAAACCCATATCTTCCATCAACATTAAATCATCATCACTATCATTATCGTAAGTCTTTAGTTTATGTTCATCATCATATTTATCTATAGTGTCAATATTATCATCATATATATCGTCAAACAATTTACTATCAGATTTTGCTTCATATGTAGGATTTTCCTCTTCAATTTCAAAAAACTCTTCTTTTTTTTCATTCATTATTTTATGTTTTATGCCTGTTTTTTTCAATTCTTTTATTAATAAATTTTCCTCAACAGATTTGTCATTTAAAATATTTATTTTATTCTGTTTATTTTTTTCACGTTGTTCATTTAAAAAATTAATATTTTCCTCTGCAGTTGGAAAAGTAAGTTCAATTATTTTTAATATATCAGTATATATATTTTTTGCTAATTCTTGTATTGTACTATTATTAATAATATTAGAAGACAGAGACCCATTAACTAATTCGTCAGGATTAAATGGACAGCATAATGCTCTACTAACTATATATCTATTAATTCTCTCTGTATCTATTTCATTATCTTCTACCAATATACTATTTAATTTATTTAAATCTATTATAATATTTCGTAAATCTTTTATTGATATATCAATTAATAATGTTAATTCAATATTATCTTTTTTCTTTGAATAATTATTTAATATTTTTATAATAGTTAGGATTATGCTCTTATATTTTATTTTATTTTTATAAAAACCATTTATGAATTTATCGTTTTTTAAATTTTTAGATGTTTTTGCTAATATATTTAAATTATTTTTAATAGCAATATCTATTTTTTTTGCATTAAATTCTATATCATCTATAACTTTTTCAGGTAGAATATTATTTTGCTTTTCTCTCATTTCATCTAACCATAATGATAATATATTTGAATATTTTATATCATAAGTTATATCTTCTTTAAAAATACTATCTAATTCTTTAGCGACCTCCTTATCTTTATTGACTTTTTCTGGTATAAATCTTAATTCACGAGTTTTATTTGTCATTCTTTTTTTAGCGAATTCTTTTTTCCAAGCAATTAAATCTTTTCTCTTAGCATTTTTTAAATCAATATCATCACTAAAAGTATCATCTAGTTTTTTTAAACAACATCCATGTAAAAATTTATGTATTTTTACATAATCTATATCGGGCATATATAATAGAGATTTTACATGTTGTTCTTTACACAAATTTACGTTCGTTAAGCATATTTTATTATCACGTAAATTTTTAAATTTCTCTTTTTCTATTAAACCTCGCATTTCTTTCTTCTTATTTTTTAACAATTCATATTTACTTTTCATATTTTCTAAGTAAGGTGTGTATTTATACTCAATAAATTTTATAGTATCTTTCAATAAATTATCAGCATTTATAGATAATTCATTTTTATTTATTAAATACTCCTTTGCAATATTTATTATATATGGGAGAACTCCTTTATCTTCGCTTTTTTTTAAATTATTAAAAGGCGAACCATATTTATACCAATTAACTATATAATTATCATTTAAATAATTTTCATCAAGAGGAAAAGTATCATCTAATATTTTTTCTTGAACATTTAATATCCAGAATGAAATTGCATGTATAAACAATTCTTTTATAGAAGATAACCATTCTTTAGTAGCAATTAATATAACATCAAGAGTGTCTCTGTCTAATTCATTTACTAATCCATTAATATTTAAAATATTTTTAGGAGGTATTTTCTCTAATATATTTAAAAGTGTCTTATTCAATTCAATATTTCTATCCTTAAACTCTTTTATATATATATTTTTTCTAGAAGGGATACTTCTATTATATTTAAATAATTCACTGCATAATATATCATAATCTATTTCTAGATTACACATTTTACTAATTTCTGTTAATTCAGGAAGCACGTTTTTAATACCATCTATAAAACCCTCTTCTGTTTTGTAATTAATATTCGTTAAATACTTATTAATATCTATAGTATCAATAACATATTTAATATCATATACTTCTTGTGATATATTATCCTGATCATCTACATTTATAGTATCTTCCATATTATCTAATGGAATACCTTCATAGTTATCATTATATTTTCCCTCCTTAATTTCTTTTATTTCCCGATATGATATTAAGTACTGTTTACCATCTTTATCATAGTCAAAAATATGATTTCTCGAATATTCAAACTTATTTTTTAATATTTCATAATTTTTAATAATTTCTTGTTTTTTATCTACAGTTTTTAATATTTTATCTATTTCGATAATAGTATCTTTAATATTTGTTATATGTATAGATTGTTTAATATTAGTTAATAATTGAAGAACATCTTCATCCTCTGTTTGATTAATATGCAAAATTAACTTATTTATATTTAAATTATTTAAATTTACTAATTCATCTGTTACTGTAATTGTAGAAAGATGTTCTTCTAATATAATTTTAGTTTTACCTAGAAAAATTATTGTACTTTCCTTTAAATCTAATAAGTTTATAATAGATTTTAGTTTATCAAAAAATACTAGTTTCTTATTCAATATATCACTTTTCTTAATATTAAAACGTCTAGATATATTTTTTCTTTCTCTCTCGTATTCTGTAACAGATATCATATAATCACATAAAATATTACAATCCTTTTGATTAATTAAATCAAGGGATTTATCAAACTTTTTAAATATAGCATCTATATTTTTATAATCTAAATTAAAATCTCTATTCTCATCTTCTTGCATATATTTAATTATATGATTAATATCAGGTCTCACATCTTTAACTAAATCCTTCATATTATCATAATTATTTGCATTCTTTAAATTTATATTTTTGCTATTAATTAAATAATCTGTAATTTTCTCATATATCTTATCATCAATAGTAGATTTTGGTATTTTATAATATGCTGATATTATAGGAATATTTACTTCATCTGTTGGAAAAACAGGATAATATATGGGAAATTTATTATTGTGATAAGGTTCTAATGATATATTTATTTTTTTATCATTCATAACGCGAATATTAGTAGATTCGTTATTATATTTTATGCAAAAAAAATACTTATCTTTTGCTTTAATATATTGATTAAACTCTCTATTTTCTAATTTATTAAAATATGTAGCGTCTTCCTGTTCTTTTATTTCATTTACATCGTTTTTTTCTTTTTCAACTTCTGCATTAAATATATAATTATCATAATTATCTAACACACCTCTTTTCTTATTTATATCATTTATAATCTCATAAAATAATTTTGTTACATTTTTTGCTTTTTTATTGTTTAAAAACATATTAGATAAATTATCACGAATATCATTTTCAGATAATGCAATAAAAGAAGGGTTATCCTTTATTATATCGTCTAAACTCATTATTTCTAAATACTCAATATCATCTAAATCTTCGTCTTCGTATTTATATATGTAATCATCAATTTCAATAGACATTATAGAATAATATTACTCTTCTTTTAATATATAATAATATAAATTATGATATATTATTATTTAAAGAAAATTTATTCCATTTAGTTTTAATAGCTACAATATCTTCAATAATCTCTTTACATACTTTTTCCATAAAAGATATGAACATATTGCGATCATTTATATTATCTAAAGTAATACGAACTATCATAATTGATTTTAAAGGATGTGGACAAATATATCCTATAAATTTACAATAAATGTTATCAATACTATTGTTTTCTCTTACATATTTATTATGTACATAGGATTGTATAATATTTCCCAATGTATCATCCTCATTTTCAATAATAAATTCATATGTTTCTTTAACATCTTGAAATTGTTGAATTTTTACTAATTCTGATGTCTCAATATTCACCAATTCTTGCATTAAATTATTTAATTTTGATGTAATAATATCCAATGATTTGGGAATTAAATATTTAGGTCCCATATTTATATTTATATATTCAATATCAAATTTAAACTTAATAGGATCTCCGTAATTATTCTTATAATATGCACGTTCTTTATCCAAAATATTATCACATTTTTTTGCTTCAACTGGGTCTTGAATATATGAAAAGTTCGCTAGTGATACTGGATTAAACGATGCATTATCACGACCAGTTCTTTTAACAATGTCAGCAGTTAAATGCAAATGTTCTCCGGGTCTTAGGCGAGTAATCAATATATTTTCTTTAGAAACTTTATTTTGTGGGAATAATTCTTTTAATTTTTTTTCACTCAATTCAACGTCATTTAATGACGCTTTAAAATCAGAAGTCCTTACATCTATTTTTTTATTAGTAGTATTATTTACATTTAATTCTAGAACTAGCGAATTATCTTCATAATTTTCAATTTCATCAGCAGTCATACAAATAGGAATTAGACCTATTCTGTGAATAATAAATTCATCGTGAAGAGCACCAGAATTAAATTTTACATTTACTGTAGGTTCTTCATTATCGAGTTTTTCACCAATTGCACCGATGTTAGGAATATCTGTCATTATTATTCTTCTAATACCATTTACAATAGATAAATCAATATTATGAATTTCAAAACTGTGATTATTTGAAGGGTCTGAAGGGTCAAAATTATAATTATGAAACATTCTATTAATATATTAATATATTCTATCTTATATATCAATTTTTAAAAAATAAAAAATATTTATGATTTAGACATTGCTAAAATAATTAAAATTATTGTTACTAATATCATAGGTATTAAAGACATTAAACTTATTATCCATCCCCATGTATTACATTCTCCCTTTGTTAAACATGTTATATTATATGCTGTTATAAATATTATAAATATAAAAAGTATATATAATAATAAATATAATCCTACTCCTTGAACATATATATTTAGCGATATACAAATAATTGTTAATATTATACTTATTAACATATATACCCACGCCTGTATAGAATAAGTATTGTACATTTTTTATATTCTTTCTATTATAATTAATATATTTTAGATTTTATGAAATTAGACTATTCATTATAGCAAAACACATTGATGTTCTAGGTTGCAATTCATTAATTGAATTAGATGCGAAGAATTGGATAAGAGTTTTAATATTTTTTACATCATTGCATTGACATAAATAATAGTAAATATTAGAAGAAGTAATTAGTTTTTTACTGAAAATATTTGTTTGAAGATTTCTCAATTGTGCCAAATGATATTGAATAATTGGTGCAAATTGCTTATCAAGTTCCTTAATCATTTTATATCTTTTATATTTTGGATTATATGTAGTAGTTGATTTATAATAACCATACAAACTATCTTTGATAGTTGAAATAATAGTATGAACTAGGTATGTTGGGTCAATTTCCTTTCCATTATTATCAATAGGAAGTTGAATATTAGGTCTATAAGTTGCAATATAATCCTTGATTGTATAATTTTGCTTATTTTTCATATAAACTTCTAGAATATTCATCCATAGATTAGGATGACACGGATCAGTTTCTTCACGATGATTAATGTAATTTGAAGAGATTTTATATAACTTTGAAATTCCTTGTCCTACATTCTTTTTAATAATTAGTCCATAAGTAATATTATTACTACTAATATAATTATTACCATCTACTACTTGACTAAATAACGAAGGGTATTTAACACCTAGATTACATAGTTCTTGAATAAATAAACTATTACTATCGCATTCATATAGTGTAGTTCTATTTTTAGTATTAATATGCACTAATTCTTTATAATTTTCTCCGAGAGCGCCTGTATAATCTATAATATGCTTATTTTCATTATGAATTAAAACAAATTCATAAGCATTCTCGATATTTAAATTAGAAACAAACATTTCGCGAAGTTTTTCTGAGATTTCTTCTTGAGTTAGTCCATGTAACATATTAAGGATATCTTGATATTGACTATAATATTTATAGAGAACTTCATCAAACATCAAACCATGTGATTTTGTAGGGTGCGAAAACTTTGAACTATTTGCATCAGGGCAACTGGAAGTTCCAAAATACCATTTGTTTTTATAATTATAAACATTAATAATCGTACCATCATACGCCTCATAACATTTATCGGTTTCATTATACATCGTTGAAATATATTCTTCGTAACTAATTCTTCGAGGAACAGAATTAGCATATGTGACAACAACATTATTGTTACAAGACAATGTGAAATCGAGAACAATACTTCTACATTCTTCGTAAAGTTCTTTATATTCTTCCGTTGTTGCCGCCATTTTATAATTATTATGAAGAAGAACTAAATCATCATTATTTTTAAATTTCTTAACTTTAATATTGGGCCAGAAGTGATATTTTTTCAATAATGAGATTAATGTATTTGCATATGTACAATTAATATCATGACAATTATAAGTGTTGACAATCAATTCCTTGAGGTTTTTAGGGGGGACGTTGGAAATTAGCGCTTCGCTATTCATAATATGCTTTGTTAAAAATTATATATATTTAAACGTTTATATCAATTTTTATTTTTTTAATGAATATTTTGTATCAACAATAATAATATAACATATATATTGTGGTTAAAGCTAAAATAAAAGTATAAAATCTATATACTATTTTAATATTAATATAATCTTCAATTACAAAATATGAACCTATAGTTATACCTATTATCGAACCTGCAGTTACAATTGCTGCAACTTTTAAATCTAAATATCCTTTTTCATAATATAAATATAGTCCAGGTAATGCATTGGGAACAGTATATAGAAATAGAGAAATAGCAACTGCTTGTTGAAAAGTTAAATTATAATACATAAGTGCAGGTATTAATAATATACTACCACCGCTACCTATGATTCCAATAGAAATGCCTATAAATATTGATATTACAAAAAGTTCAATTATCATCTTAATATATTTTAGATATTATAATATATTTTATAAAAATAAAAATATTTTATTACTCGTTTTTAGAATTTTTGTAATATTTATCAAACCATACCTGACCAACCTCTTTAGAAGCTTCTTCTACAGATAATTCATTTTTAATAATTTTATTTCTCATATTTAAAAAATATTCTAAACTTGCATAATCGAATCCTTCTTCTTTTGTTACCATAGCATATAACATAGGATATCTCTCTTCAAAAAATAATAAACCTTCTATTGAAGATTTCATAGAATTTAATAATTCTTCGTGAGAAGAAAAAGATTTTTTCTTTTCTGTCATATATAACATAATTTCTTGGACTAAATTTTTTATATCATTTGACTCCATCCCATCTTTTATAAAATCTGCAACTTTTCTTTTTTTAGAATCATTATTAGTATTACTCATTTTAATTTAATAATTAAATTTTATCTTTATATAATAATATCTATTTAATATAATAGAATAATGATAAAAGGATTAGAATATGCCGTATTAGATAATGACGACATATATACTCCACCACAGCAAAAAAATGCGGGTTTATATACTGGAGATGTCTTATTTGATAAAAAACCTTGGGGTAATAGTTATAAAATGCCTCCTGTCGAACCTGATGCGGTTGCATACGCTTCACAATTTTATGCTAGTCATCACATACCTTCTGGTAACAGACCAGGTAATAATAGTGTAAATAGTAGCAAATATAAAAAATATACAGAGAATAATGGAATAGAAAATAATTATAATTTTAGCTGCTATGACGCAAATCAAAGTTTTCACAATGTCCCAGATGTGTCTGTCCTGTCGTAACATAAGAATTAATAATATTACCTAAGTCATATATTGAATATAAAACTACTAATAAAGCATTAAAATTATTAAATTATTTTTTTATAGAAAATAATATATATTATCTTAATATATATTAAACAATGCCTTTTAAAACTTTGACTAAAAATCTAATTATAGAATCATTATCATCTAAAAAAACTTCACCATTATCGTCTAAATCACCATTATCGTCTAAAAAACTTTCTTATGCTCAGCAGAATATTTCTGTTCCTACGCAGGAAGATATAGATAGATATATAAATAATAAATTACTAAATATAAAACGCAATAAAAATGCTATTATTATGGTTGGAGGTCCAGGTAGTGGAAAAACTTCAGGGATAAAAATTGTATTAGATATAACTAAAAAAAAACTAGACGATTATGTAATAGTAAGTCCCGATGATGTTTTAGAGAATTTTTTTAATTCTGACATAACAAAATATAGTGAAGCAAATAAAATTAATGATCAATTATATAATAGTGCTTTGAAAAAAAATTATAACATTATATTTGATAGAACAGGAACTAATTTTGAAGATTATTATACTACTGTTATATCTAGCATAAAAGAACACGGTTATAATGTTGTTTTATGTATTATCTATAATAATTATATTAATGCAAAAAATAGAATAGAAGAAAGATTTGCTAAAACTGGAAGAGCAGTTAATGAAGATTATGCAAAAAAATCGTATAGAGATTTGACATTTAATATACCAAAATATTTAAAATTAAATTGTCAAAAAATTGATGAAATTTTTTGTTTTGATAATACATCTTCGAGTATTGAATTAATTTATAGATCTAAATGTATAAATAATGAAACTATAGTTTCTATAAATAATTTAATATAAATCTCTTACATATGTATAAAATATGTTAGTGTAAAAAAAACAAAACTCTTCATTATTATATGTTATATGATAATTACAATAAATCTTATAAAGTAAAAATGAAATAATATACAATATGTTACTAATGACAGTTAAACAATCTTATAAATTTAATATACCAAATATGTCTAATAAATCTCATTATGTTAATTAATTTCAACATATGTAGAAACTTTATTTTTCAAAAACAATATCGTTTGTTTGGTTGTTCATCATAACAGCAGAAGGTAGAGTTTTCTTGATAATATCTTTATGTTTTCTTAAAAATTTACAAATATAATTATATGTCTCATTTACTTGTTCGAAAGAAACTCCTCCTGTAATTAATATGCTTCCGCTCTCAAAAAAAGCACCTGTTACCTTTTTACATTCATTTATTTTTTCACCTTTTCCTTTACCATAACATTGTTTAGGACACGAACATATACCATTTTTATTAAGATTACATTTATTCCAGAAATATTCTAATTTAACTCCTTGATAAATGCCAGGTTGAAATGAACATTTATTATTATACAGGTTACTGATAAATAATTTATGAATTTCTTTTCTTTTTAATCCAAACCCTAGTTTATATTCACTATCACAATATAGTTTAAAGTCTGTATTAATCATTCTTATTTTAAAATTTTGAAATTTCAAATTTAATTCATAGTTTTCACAGCGATTATTAATAATATCTTTAGTAATATTATTATAGATATTTTCAATATTATAAATAATATGATTAACAATAATCTCTGTATCATTAATATTTTTAATACCAGTCAATTGTATATTTCCATTTTTAAATATTTTTATATTAGGCATATAACCATTATTCTTACAAATAATTGTAACTTGATTATCAAAACGATTTTTTTTCATTTTATTTTTTTTACTCTTTCTCCTTTTTTTGGGATACTCTCCTCTATTTAATTCTTCTCCTTCCTTCATATATTGAACCCATACAATACCATCTTCGCTATTTTCTTTATTTACAATTAAAATATTATCAAATAACATTTTGAGATTTAAATTAATATCCTTGCCTATATTCGCATTGCATGTTATAGTAGATACTCTGTATGGTGAAAAGTAAATATCTTCTTTTAATTCGCTCATTTAATAACAATAATAATTATTATAAAAGCTTTATATCATTTTTTATTTTTTTTGACTTCATTTTTATTATTCATATTATCTGTGATATTTTTTAGATATGATGTATTTACAATTTCATAATTATATGTTGTTGATATCATTGGTGGAAGATTTAGAAGGTGTGTTTTATCATTTGTCAGATGTCCCTTACGAAACTCATCAATTGTTAAAGGACCATTAAAAATATTTAATAAAAATCGCGAAGGCGCAGGACGCACGGGTTTTGTATGCCCGAAATGTTTACTTAACATCTGTATTAAACTGTTTATTTCCCAAACTTTATCACTACCGCAATGTGAAGAAAAATTATAAGCATTCGCACATTCTAATGAGCAAAAATTTCCAAATAATATGTATGTATTTGAAGATATGTTATATTTGTAAGGCATTCCATATATTCTTTCATTTATTTGGTGACAACACCAATAACAATTATTTGTAGATTTTATAATATTTTCATTATCGTTTATATCCTTATAATAGATATTATCTCCATTTTTTATATATTCTGTATTATCATTATTTTCACATGCATTATTAAAATATGTATTTATTTCATTTTTATCATTTATTAAATTATCTTGAATATTATTATAAACATTTGTATCATTAATATAATAACAATCGGGTTCATAAGGTTTGGGTGCTTCCAATAATTCTTCATTAACATTTATTCTATTTATATCATTAGATGATATGGGTAATTGTAATATAATATCTTCATTTTCTACTAAAACTACATCTTTAACCATAGTATTCATCAATCCTTTCTTTTTATCTATTGTAGATTTAACTTCATTCTTTTTATTTTTCCTTGGCATTTGATTATAAACGCTTATATTATTTATATACGTTTATATAATTTTAGTATTTCTGTTCATCTACATAGTTTTTAAAATATGTTAAACCCTTTATGATATCATTCATGCTAATTTTAGGTTCATTTGTTGTTTTTTTAAATGATGTATTTTTATTATTACTTATACATTTTTCCTTAATTTCTCTTATTTCTAAATTTAACGAATTTATAGTATCAATTAAATATTTAATTATAAATACAAAAACTATTATTATAATTATAGTAAATAAATCCATAATTCTTTTATTAATAATAAAGAATATAAAAAATAAATTAACTGAATCTAAAACCAGCATTACCATTTGTTATATGTAATACATTTACATCAATGGCATATATAACTATTTCATACACTAAAGGACTATAAAATTTTCCTAAACTTGATAATACATCATTAATATAATTTATTTTACTATTATTTTTAAGAGTTTCTTTAGTTTTTATAGTAAGCGATGTTGTAACTCTACTATTGTCATATGAACCTGCACTAACTTGTTTTTCGGGAAATAAAGAAAATGAATAACAGTATAAACCTGTACGCGGAACATTTGTGTGATATTTATAAGGTACAATATGATTATAATATTCTGCATCATTATCAGTACGTGATATTGTACTATTCCATTTTATCTCTATATTGTCTAATATTCCCATATTTTCACTATATTCGTGTGTCGCTGTATAGTTTGTATAATTATTAAAATTATCTATAACATCGATTCTCCTAACAATCCATATTAATTCTTTAATATGATGTGAAGCATTTGTTATAGTAATTGTTTTAGTTGTTTCGTTAGCACTAAATTGGTCGTGAGTTCTTTTTTGTGTACTTATTACATAATCAATATCTTGAGTATTTAATAATAATTTACTTCTTTCAACACTATCTAGATAAACATATGAACATATTAATTCGTTTCTTACATCAAATAATTTATCATTAGGACTTATAAAATTATCTATATTTACTGATTTTAAATGTACTTTTTCGTATAATATGGGACTTACATACATATTTAATATATTACTCCATATCTGATATAGTCCGTTAAAACCTTTTGGATTTGTTTCAATTTCTAATAATATTTCAATATTTTGCATTTTTAATAATGGCAGTGCCAAAGAAGGATTTTTAGTAAACCAAAAGTTCAAAGGCACTTGTATCTTTCTTCCTTTTATACTAGGATTATTATTAGTACTACTATAAGTAGATATAGGATATGTGACGTTATATAATCTGTTATTAATAACTGTATATTTTGGAACAAAATTATAAGGATTTATTAATTCATCTATATTTCCTATTAATTTATTATATTTAATAGAATCCTTTTGTGTTAATTCATCCCATATATTTAACCATTCTCCATATAAAGATTCAATTATATTATTACCAATTTTTATTCTCGCCTCTTTTATATAATTGTACCCAATATTAGTAATCCATCTAAATTTTAATTCATTATTTGAATAAATATCTGGAATTTTAAAAGTTAAAAAAATATTTGATAAAAAGTCACCATATCTCTTTATTTTAAAATTAAGTAAAGTACCACTTTTAAATCCTGCATTTGCACTACCTTCTGGATTTAAAGTAATCTCCTCTATTGAAAAATTAGTATGTTTATTATGTGAATATTTATAATAATTAATTTGAGGATTTTGTGTAATATATTGAGAAATGTTCCCATATAATACTAATTGCATTAATCCAGCACCCATTTTTATTATATTCTTATTTATATGTATTATTTATATATAACTACTTATAAATTTCTCTAAATCACCTTTTTCTCTATTACCGTTATATTCTGCTTTTATATTATCATTTTCTGTAACAATAATTGTAGGAAATCCTGTAATATTATGTTTATCTACTCTATCTTTAAATTCTCTATTATTATATTTATTAAATTCTATTTTATTTCCGTATGTGTTTTTTAATTCTTCCCATACACCACTCTCATTAAATCTATCACAATGCCCGCACCCATCCATATAATAATATTCTAAACAATATCTTTTATTCCCAGTGAAGGTTTCTAATATATTTTTACCATTCATATAAAAAAGCGCAACAATCGCTATTAATAAAAATACAATTATTAAAACCATACTAATCATACTAATCATATCTTTAGAAATACCACGTTTTACCATTTATTATCTACAAACTTCTAAAATATTATTAGATAATAATAATATAATTATGTCTATTTTTATTTTTACAAAATGTAAAAAAACTACATGTGTTAGTTCTAAATAAATGAATATATATATATTAAATATAAATGGATATAATAGCTAAAAGAATTTTAGTTACCGGAGGTTGCGGATTTATAGGGTCTAATTTTATCAATTATATTAAATCTCTAGATCCTAATATTTTTGTAGTTAATATTGATAAGTTAGATTACTGTTCTAATACAGAAGATATAGAGTATGATAAATTGGTTGTAGGGAATATAGGAGATTTTGAATTAGTAAGTTCAATATTGCGTGATTATAATATAGATACAGTTATTAACTTTGCCGCTCAAACCCATATAGATAATTCTTTTATAAATCCAATAGAGTTTACAGAGGATAATATAGTAAGTAGTCACTTATTGATTGAAGCAGTAAGATTATACGGCAATGTTAAAAAATTTATTCATATATCTACCGATGAGGTTTATGGAGATGTTTCAATAGATCATGCAGGTTGTACTGAAAATGATATTTTAAATCCCACAAATCCATATTCCGCTTCAAAAGCATGTGCAGAACATATAATGACATCTTATTGCTATTCCTATAAATTGCCTATAGTTATAGTTAGATGCAATAATGTTTATGGAAAATGCCAATATAAAGAGAAACTAATACCTCGATTTATTAATCTACTTTTACAAAATAAGAAATGTACTATTCATGGCGATGGAGTCGCAAGAAGAAATTTTATACATATAAATGATATATGTAATGCTCTTATTAAGGTTCTAATGAATGGAAAGATACATGAGGTCTATAATGTAGGATCTAAAAACGAATATTCTGTAATGGATATTGCAAAGATTCTAATTAATAATCTAAAACCTAATACAGATATCAACAATTGGATTGAGTTTGTAGATGATAGAAATTATAATGATTTTAGATATTCTATAAATTCTTCTAAATTACAAGAGATTGGTTGGGAAGAAAAAGTAAATTTTGATGATGGTATCAGAGAAACAATAGATCACTATTTATCTCGTTTTACATCTTCAACATAACATATCTACTATTAGTGTATTATTTTTGCATATTTTAGTGTATATATTTTTAAGTTCACTAGTCCCATCTTTTTCTGGTTCAAATACTACTGATGTATAAAAGCAGATATCTACTGATGTTTTATTATAATCTTCTATAAACTTAATGAATTTTTCTTTAGATATTAGAAAAATTCTAATGTCTAATGAATCGTAATTTAAATTATCATTATAATTATCTAAAACATATACATCATAGTTGTTCTTATTTAAAATATATTTATAATCATCTGTATTATTACAGACAATTATTGTTCTATAAACTAAATTATTACTATATAGTTCATCTAGTGTATCTAATATCTTGTACATATTTACTATTAATTAGTGTCTCTGCTTTATGTATATTATAACTTTACAAAAATGAGTACATAATTTTATTTTTTTCTAATTTTTTAATAACCTTTTTAAATTTATAAATATTTTTAATTATGTACTCATTTTTAAATCAATTATTCGATATATAAGATTATTTATTATAATTAAATATAATGAGCGAACAAATCATAAAGATTAATATAGAACAATTTAAAAATGAATATAATAATATAAATGATATCCCTGAAAATATTTTAGATAAGGTAGTAGAAATTAAAAAAACATACACTTGTTTTAATTCATTTTATGACCCTAAAATGATATGGGCAAAGAAAATATATAATAATAAAGATAAATATAATAAACCTAAACCTAAAAATAGGTTTCATATAATAATACCTGAATTTTCTAAAACTTCGGAGATTAAAAGGAGTTTAATAGGTTATTTAAATAAACTATCGCATAAAAATAAGGAAAATATATACGAAAAAATAAAAAATATCGTTGATAAAAATGAAATATCTGAAGAACTATTTAATATTGTTTTGAACTATATAAAAACAAGTGAATATGACATATATTGTAACTTATTAGATTTATTTGATAAAGACTTTGTTGCATTAAATATTAATAAAATTTGGAAGAATTATTTAAATAATAAAGAATGGAACCCTCCGGTATATGTATATGAAAATAATTTATTATTGCTAAATGATGAATATGATATGTATTGTGACTATATTAAATGGAAAAAACATATTCATAATATGAATAAAGTATGGGCGAAATATAAAAACGAAGAATTAATTTTACTATTAAATAATATTTGTGAACATGTAATCAATATAATAAATGAAAATGTCCATAAATATATACTTGATATATTGTTAGAACAAATTTATAAATTATTGTCTATTAAAAAATATCCTGAAATTATTGATAAAATTAAAAATATAAATATAAAAAATTTTGATAGTTCGACGAAATTTTTTATTTATAATATTATTGAATTATAAAAAAATTATTTCTATATAATAGTATAGAGCAAGAAATAGTATAATGAAAGAAAGTAATAATAGTCTGTCTTTTTATAGTAGTGCATTAATTCAAGCAATATTTGCTATATTATTATTAATAATATTAAGTTACATTTATAAACTAGAGAATATGGGATGCGAATGTTCAGAACACCCTAACAAAGAATTTATCAAAAATTTTACAATAATAGCACTTGCTTATTTCTTAATAACTTCATTTATATCGCTAACTAGTGTCGCTAAAAGCATGGGATATGTAGTAGTTCAATTACTCTCAATTGCTACTTTCATATTCTTCTTAATGTTTGTAGTATACATATACTACGCTTTTGATTATGTTAGATATTTAACTAATGAAAAATGCAAATGCTCAGAAGATATAAGTAGAGACATAATATCGGTAGGAACTATGATATCTCTATTCTTATTCTTAACTCTATTATTCACAGTAATAATTATACCTATATTATTAAGCACCCTAAGCAATCTATTAAATAGAATTGAAGTATTTGAAGATGAAATTGAGGAAACTATAAGCAACCCTATGAAAACCTTAGAACGTACTCCTGATAGAATTGTAAAATCTGTTAAAGATGTTGGCAGTTTTGTTAAAAACTCTGCTAAAAAAATAACAAATTTAAGAAAAAATAGAAAATAAATTAATAGCATAATTATATAATAGTATTATTACAATAACAATTATTTTTATTATAATTATTAAAATATAATTAAATATTTAGAGTTCGAATGCCCTTTTTAGGACGCCCTTTTCCTTTTAATATTTGAACATCCGCTGTATCTTCTATAATAGAAGTTATTTCTTCATCACTAACAGAAAGTGTCTCTATATTATTATCGCTATCATCTATTGAAATTTTACTGTGAACATTTCTTATAATATTATCAATATCTTCAGTGGGTTTTCTAGAATTTTGTGATTGTGAATTAAATTGTTGCATTCTTTGTGATTGTTGCATTTGAGGAGATTGTTGATACATTGGCATACTAGATTGTTGAGGTTCGCTACTTAAAGAACCGAATAGATTACTTACCATATTAAATAGTCCCATACTATCATTTCCAGAACCCCTGTTTTGTGATATTTGCGGAGTTGGTTGTTCATTACCAATTATATATTGTTTTGCCGCAGCATTTTGAAATTGTTTCATTAATTCTGGATTAGATTTCAAAACATTTTCAATATTAGGCAGAGGTTGTTCTTTGAACATTCTACTTGTCAAATGAAACATAAATGCACTACCTGAGAGAGATAAAAACAATCTTAATTCGGGCGCCATCTTTTTACCAGTCGCCTTATATTTATAATGCAACTCTTCAAAAATATCATCATAATCATTAATATTCTCATTAACTTGTTCAGACCATCCATCAAGACGAATTGCTAAAGGGTCATATCTGCTATTCAAATATTCTGTTCCTGATATAAATGCCATTAGCATTTTTTGTTGAAAACGAATACTTCCATCCAACTCTTTTTCTCTAATTATTCTGTTATATTCTGTTTTCATTTCTTCAAGATCAGAATTCATATTAAAATTAAAAGGAATTTTAAAACCCTTAGATTGTAATCTATCAAGTTGATATATTATTTCTCTTTTTTCATTTAGTTCTAGTTTAAGCAACTCTTTTGGACTTAAATATTTCTTTTTTTCTTTAGAATATTTTCCTCCTCCTGATAATCTTCTATCGCTTTCCCCACTTTCTCCACTTTCCCCACTTTCGCCACTTTCGCCACTTTCGCCACTTTCCCCGCTTTCATCACTTTCACCACTTTCACCACTTTCTACAGTATCTCCGCTTTCACCACTTTCATCGCTTGCAGAACTAGAATAACTTTTAGCACTAGTTCTACTTCTACCACTCTTTTTACTATCACTATCATCATCGTTATCAAACCTTTTAACTTTAACTAGTCTATCCTTATTTTTATAAATAGAACTCATGTTTTTAATGTAATTTTGTTTTCCTCCTGGAGAACTAGCACGGGAAGAACCTGCCGATGACATAGATATAACATCATCACTTATTTTTTGTCTATTAAATAATTCGTTATTTAACGAATTGTCAAATGATTTCTTATTTTCGCGAGGAATATTGAAATTAAAAGATTGGTTTTTAAAATTGTCCCTATTTAACTCTATCAAATCGTCATTTTTACTATTAAGAGTTGATATTAAAGCCATATTATATATTTATTTTGATATTAAATGTTTATATATCTATTATAATATTTTAATTTACATTAATACGCATTTATAAAAATAAATAATAATCTAAAAATGATGTAATTTATTTACTATTTTCAATCAATTTGCTCATATATATTTTATTATATTTATCAGTAATATCTTGCTTTGCAACGCTTCTAATATAAGATATAGCCTGCAAACATGCATCGCTTAAATCATCTTTTTTCTTATTTTCATTAAATAATTTTATTAAATCTTCATCTTCATTTATATATTCTTTACATAATTCTATACTTAATAATTTATTAATTTTATATTTATCTCTTCTAAATCCCTTCTTATTTTTAAAGTCTTCCTGTTTACTATTTTCAATATTAATGATATACTTATGATTTTTTGTTTTTAAAGAAGCATTTATTAGGAGAACATTATTAATATCTTTGTCCCAAAATTTAATTAAACTAAAGTAACCATATATTATATGTTGTATAGTCTTCATAATACCATTTAAATTTGAAGGTTGATTTTCTATTAATACATAATCAATTATATTTATATTTTTATTTTTTAATTCACCCATTATGTTATCCATTTCCATATAAATCCTTTCACTTATATCTTCAATTCCCTTTAATTCTTTCTTGCTATCCGCAAGTGCTATTATGCGCCAATCTATGATTTCTAAAATATGAGTTTCATCTACCTTTTTAATTATGCAAAGTGCCAAATTTTTAACTCCAATATCAAAACTAACATATATCATTTATATCATTATTATAAAAGATTATTATTTATATAATTATATTTTGATACTTTTTTGCATAATTTCTACATTTTTAGCAGTATAATGTTTTATACTATAATTTTTAATAAGTATTACTAAATCTTTCCAAAAATTGTCATTTAAATATCTCATATTATATTTATTTATTTTTTTACATTTTTTATATAACCATTTATACATTTTTTCTGAGCATTCCTGTGTATCATAATTTCTACATATTCTCTGTTCTTTTGTTAATCTAGTTACATAATTCTTAATATTATTACAATTAATTTCATAAGGTACTACATCTTTTAAATTATTAAATTTAATATAGTTATATGTAGGGCATAATAACAAATTATCTTTATAATCTATAAATGTTGGATTATTATCTATTATTAAAAGGTGTTTTTTAATATCATATGAAGCATGCATTTTAACATTTTTTTTAATAAGAGGTAATATTTTTGTTATCGATTTTTTTATATTTCCATTATTATCTATAATACAATTATCACGAGTAAAAAAAGGTCTATCAAATTTAAAATTATTATTTTTTTCTATTATAGATATTTCTTTAATAGCCCATTTTTTTTCTGATGCTGTATAAATATAAAAATACGATTCTGGATATAATTTTTTCATAGATTCTACAAAATAGAAAAAATACGGTCTTATAAGCAAAGATTTGTTATTATAACTATCATTTAAAGATTTATCACACAATATTTTGTATTTATTTAAATCTTTTTTTTTACTTTTTTTTATTAATTCCATAATATTATATATATCACATTGATATGTACAATTTCCAATTATAGTTCCATCTAAATCAATTACAAATATATAAGGTTCAGTATTATTCATTAACAAATCTATTATATTAATATATTAGAATATTGTACTATAATAGAAAAGCATAAATGAATTCTTCACACGAATATAAAAGTAAATTTATGTCAAAAGGATCCTTGTCTAATACAATAGATTCTAAATACATATCCGCAAAGAAAACTGTAGTAAAAAAAATCAAAAAAAATATTGGAATAAAAGATATTAAAAAATATTTTGATGACAAAAATATAAAATATAATTTAGATAGTAGAATTTTTTATTATAACAATATAGTAAATAAAATATCAGATATCAGTAATAAAGAATGTTTAAATGTAATACATATAAAAAAAACAAGTATCATAAATTATACGATAAAGGATAAAATAATCCTTCTAAAAAGAATTGGAACATCTAGTAAATATGGATATATCTATATTACAAAAATTAAAAATGAAATTGGTAAGCGTCCTATAGCTGCTAAACTTATGATACAAAATAATAGAAACATATTAGAATGTGAATTAAATAGTAAAATAACAGAATTAATAGTTAATAAAAAAATATCTAAACATTTTATTTTAACTTATAAAGTAATTAAATGCAACATATTGTCAAATATAAAATTACCAGATATTATTAATAACAAAACATATATTATATTATTGAATGAACTTGCAAGAGGTGATTTAAAGCATTTATGTAAACAAAATGATTTTTTAAGTAATAATGAATTGTTATATAATGTTTTTGCACAAATTATTTTATCAATATTAACTTTCCATAATTTAGGATATGTGCATAGAGATTGTCATTGGGGTAATTTCTTATACCATTACAATAATAATTTAACAGGTTATTATCATTATAATATAAACGGAAAAAATTACTATTTAAAGACTAGCAAATATTCTATGTATATATATGATTTTGGTTTATGTAAAACTATAAATCATGTTGACACTTATGATATTTTTGATGATTATAGAAGAATAATGGGTCCTTTTATAAATCAAAGTATTTCAAATGATTCTTGGCTTGCTGACATTAATGCACCTATAAATTTACCATCAGATGAAGTTTCTATATTTATAAGTGATTTTAAATATAAATTAAAGAATATTTATAAAGATAATAAATATATATATATAAAAAATACTAAATTTATAAATAAATTATCAGAAGGAATTATAAATGAATTATTACAAATGCCAAACAACATATTTATTGATAAAAAACCATTAGATGCTAAAATAATAAATAACAAACCTTATTATATTAATAATAAAATTAAAATAAAATTATAAATCTATAGTAAGTTTAGTACGTTCTTTTATTTCTTCTATATAATAACTATATCTTTCATCCATATATTCCATCATACTTTCGAAACCTGCAAATATCATATCATCAATTTGTTTTTTTTTCAATTCTAATTTCATTCCTAATCTACTAAATGTTATATTCATTGTATTATCTAATGGTAAATTAGTAGGATAATAAAAATTATTTATTTTACTTTTTTTTATTTGCTCAAAAAGAACATGTTTTACCCTTAATTTGTTAAATATTGTAAACAACTGTTTAATTATATATATTAGATTAATATTTTTAGGTTTTTCAATATTTTGATTATTTTCTTTTTGTAATATCATACCTAATATATTTTCACTACGAACTTTTTCAAATATTTTTATAGGAAAATTATTTGTTAATGCGCCATCATAATAATAATAACCATCTATGTATATAGGTTTAAATAATAAAGGAATACACATTGAAGCACAACACGCTTCAAATACGCATATATCAGGAGTATCTTCAATTGAAAAAATTCTATTTTCGCACGAATTAATATTAGTAGAAGACATATATAAATTTATACCAAATTTCTTTGCGATATCCTTAAAAGTAACTATATCATCTAAAATAGGATATTTATTTTTAACTGTTTTTTTTAAATGAATTATAAATTTTGACATATCACACATTCCATATTCAGTAATTATTTTAATATAATTTTTTATAGGAACAATACATAATTCATCATCTTTACTCGCAGAATATATTAATTCTTCCATTTCATTTATTTGCATTTTAAAAGCAAACATAAGACCTATAAAAGAACCAATAGAACATCCTGCAATATGTGTTATATTTTTATCTAAATTTTTTAAATATAAATATCTTAGTGCACCTATGTACATAACACCATGCATTCCTCCTCCAGATAAAACTAGATGAGTAATATTCATATTAATATTATTAGTCATAATATTATAATTATATGATGGTATATTATAAATTCTTATATATGAGAATTGTATTCTTGTATATTCACATTATAATATAGTAGTGCTTCTTTTGATACATTATTTTCTGCTTCTTTTTTTGTATTTCCAGTTGAAGTTGCAATAATAGAACCATTTTTGTCTTTAATACAGTAATTAAAGATACGCACATTATCTTTAGTAGTAATGTTTAATTCTTTAAATTGCGGTACATCTTGTAAATAATGCAACATATGCGACACTAACATATCCTTATAATTATTTTTAATTCTAATTAGTTCACAGAAGTCTATATAATTTTCTATAATATATATAATCCAACTTTCTACGATATAATATCCTGCACCACTAGAAGGTGTTATTCTAATATTTGATGGAAGAGATACTATATCAGTGTCTGTTTGAAAATCTAAATAAAGTGCTCCTAAAAATGCCTCAAATATATCTTCCATAATTTTATAATTATTTCTTCCCCCAGACTCTTCAACTTGTTTAGAAATTATAGCAAATTTAGGTAATCCCACCTTTTCAGATAGATAACCTAGCATTCTGCCATTAACTATTTTTGTTCTTATTTTTGATAAGAATCCTTCATTTTGATCTGGAAATCTTAGATATAAGTAATTAGTTACAATCATTCCAAGTAATGAATCACCTAAAAATTCTAGTCTTTCATATGACATATCTTGTAAAGGTAAACAATCGGGTGGACAATTTGCATTACTTTTATCAAAATCAGCATTCTTCATAGTACAATAAGACTTATGAACAAATGCCACACGATACAAGTTAATATTCTTAATCTCTAAATCTTTTAAACCATTATTATTTAATAAATTATCTAAATCTTCTTTTTGCAATAATATATTTTTATTATTATATGGTTGATTTTCAATACCTATTTCCATAGTTTTGTTATGGATATTATCGATACGTTTCATCTTTATAATTAATTATATTAATTATAATATATCATTTTTTTATATTTATATATAAATATTAAATGTATTTTTCTTTTAAATAGAGTAAGATAATATATGAGTTATCTAATCAGTGATATAACCAACCCTACAATACAAATTGATTCGGTTGCAATTGGATTACAACTTGATAATGATGACGAAGCTAAGAATTTAAGTAAAATAGACTTGAAAAAAAACGAGGAATTTTTAGTTGTAGGAGAAAAAACTTATATTGATGACACTGAAGATACAAAAAATACAAAATGGAATTTTATTGTAAATGATAATGGCGTCGCTATTAATACATCACGAAATTTAGCTAACGATAAATTAACACTTGATACATCATTATTTGTAGATAAAAATATACATTGTTCAGGTATTATAAAAGCAGAAGGTTTACAGTTTAGTAATATTATATTAGATAATACAGATCTAATTACATGTAATTTAGTTAAATCTTTTATTACTACAGCAACTCAATTAGCGGCAACGCAACCTTTTAAAACTAGTATTTATAGTACAGAATATAATAATATATATAATAATAGTTATAATATTGCAAATTTATTTACACCTAATTATGTAACATTCGGTGGAGAAATAGATACTTATAATAATACAAATCCTTTAAATATTGTGACAACCCCTAATAATAAATTCAACAACATGCACATTTCTATTAGAAATGATACAAATAATGATTATAATGAACCTGTAAGAATGTGTATAGGTATTATTGGAGGTTACAAAGAATCACCTGCTATTATTTCTACAACACGCGGAGTTCCATTGGAATTTCACGTAAGTAAATCTGCTAAAAATATTGAAGAATCTTATGGAAATTATGCAACTCCTACATATAATAATTATAGTAATATACCTGCAATGACAATTGATGCAAATCATAATGTTGGAATTGGTACAAATATATCAACTAAATACATATATAATATAAAAATTCTTCAGAATGATAAAATTTTAGAAAATTTAAATAAAGAAGACCATGCAAAATTAGATGTTAAAGGATTAGTTGCATTTGAAAATATATTGATTAAAGATTATGTTACAGGAACATATAAACATACTGACGATATTTATATTCGTAATAAAGGCGCAGGAGTTTTAAATGCGACTCAAATAAATGAAGGAAATTTTACTGGATCACTATACACCTTTAATAATAATTTAACAGTAGATAATTTATTTAATGCAAAAAATATCAATGTTGCAAATGACATAATAATACAAAATAATACTAAAACAGGTTCTTTAAATGTTGAAGAAGACTCTATATTTAATGGAGACGTATCATTTAGCGGAAATGTAAATTTTATAAATACGAATATGCTTAATGTAAACAATGTTAATCTAAACGTTGAAAACGATATTTTTATTAATAATAAAAGAGTATTACCCATTGATTTAACAGATCCTACTACAGGTTATACTAAGGTAATTAATGAAAATAATGGAAGTAATTTTATTTTCATGTATGTAAGCAGTAATATCGCTTATCTTGACGCAAATTGTAATGTAAATTTTCCTAAAAAATTGGGATTAGGTCTTGACTATAATGATACTTTTGACGGAGTTTTAAACATTATTAAAGATGACATTGCTACAAGTAATTCATTTGATATTGTGTTAAAAAATAAAATTGCAAATAAAGTATATGTTGCTAATATTGGTAGATTAGCACGCCTTGATTACACTGATAATAGTTTAATAATTAATACAAATTCAGTAGTTGGAAAAAAAAATAATATATATTTCTATCCTGGTGTAAATATTAATTCATTGACTAATAATTTTTTTTTAGAAAACTTTAAAAATACACCACCTACATTATCCTTATTAAAAGGAAGTGTCGGTATCAATAAAATAAATCCTAGTGCTAATTTTGCATTGGATATAAATGGTAATATTTCTGCAAATGAATATTATATCTATGCAGAAAATAGTTATAAAAAAACTAAACAATTTGTTTATAATAGCGACAAAAACTATTTCAATGTATACGATAAATTATGTGATAAATTTTGCATAAATTACAATGAATCAGGTGAATTAGCAATTAATATGAAGGGATTAAATGTAAAAAAAGGCATTAATACAGATTTTTATTATCAAAATAATATTTTATTAGAAACACTTCAACGTGCAAGTAATGATTTGAGTTTTTATACAAATAAATACATATCAATAGGATGGAATGGTGAAGTAAATGTTGCACCTTTGCAAATACGTAATATATTTACAACTGATTATAATTATTCTACTATTAGAATATATAGAGGTGTTAGGGGTGGTGGGAAAAATAATAATGCCGATTATAGTGGTATTGATATATGCGAATATGATAAAGATTTAAATTCAGATAGAAATAAAGATAAATGGTTTATTTATAAAAATCATAGATATAATGATATAGATTCTAGAGATATAAAACGTATAGGACCTTTACAAATTGGATATACAGATAAAACTATTGAACCAACATCTTATGGAATGTCATTTTATTATGATACAACAAAATCAAAATATCATATTGATGTTAATAATCCTAAAATAGAATATAATGATGATTCTGCAATGACTATATATGGAGACTTAAGTGTTCATGGAAACATTAATATATTTGATAATTATGGATGTAATTTCAATTTTAATTTGAAATCATTATCTACTAATTTACAAAAAGTAGATAAATATTTTAACTATGTTTCTAAAGATATATTGAATGATTACAATAATAATGCAATAAATAAGATTATTGCATCATTTGATATTTTTAGACCAAAAGATAATATAATAATAGACCCTATTAATTTAAATGAAATACCATTAGTTGTTAAAAATATTAATAATTCTAGTATCAGAAGACCTTCTACCAAATTTATTACATATTCTAAGAATGACATTAGTTATTCTTCAATTGAATTAGCGATTTACAATAGTAATTACTATAATTTTAATGATGCTGATGATATGAATGAAAATATTAAAAGTTCTGTTGAAATTAGCACAAGTTATGATGTTAATAATAGTAATACTATATTGGATTTTAATGTTTTAAATAATGCAAATTATAAAAATTTTCTTAGATTTATTAATACTACAGATAACAGCGGTGATATTATAAATAGTACAGCACATATAGGTTTAGGAGATAGTAAAAATTCAAATATATTATTGCATATTGATGGAAATAGCAAATATGGAATGCAGATTACAAATTCTTCTTATTCCGCTAATATTAATTTAGTAAATTCTTCTGGCGGAAAAGATATATATCATAATATTTCTGGAGGCGATAATACTAATAACCATAAATTTACTATAGATGTCGGTTCTAAAGATTATAATAATTATGACCCTATATTGAAAAATATATTTACAATTGATGCTATAGAAAATTATAATTTAAGAAAAGGAGCAAGATTTGGATTTAACGAAGACTTTAATAATGTAAATATTATAAATAATGTTAATAATGCTACTCTAGTTATTAACAGTGAAATTGATAATTCATCTGCTGCGATTACTAATCGATATAGTTACGATCACATATATAATGCTTCTGTTGATATAGTATATGAAAATGTTACTCTTTATTCATCTTATATATGGAATAACATAAATAAATCGTATAATAGTTATATAGTACAGAATATAACCGATTTTCCAGAATTAGATGCTGATAATAATATCATAAATATAAACGATTCTCTAAAAGAAGATTTTGTTATCAAAGAAGAAAAAAATTTATCACAAAGATTATTTTATACAACAATAATTAATGATATTAATTACAAAAATTATTATAGCAATTTAATAACAAATTATGATAATTATAATAATTATACACTTATTACAGAATATGTTTCTGAAACAAGTACTCAAGCGAGTAAAAGTAAATATAATAATACTATTTACAATAATTTATTAGAATTAATTCCTATAAAAATTGTAGATAATATTAACGACGATTTAATAGTTAATAATAATGTTCAAGAATTAACAATAAATAAGAATATATTACATAGATTATCAGATCGTGATCTAGAAATTAATTATACATATAAAAATAAATATAAAAAATCTGATAATATTAATTATAATATTGTAATTAATAGTGAAGATGTACGCCATGAAATAATAAGTGATAGTAATTATATTAATATAAGTAACAATATTATTTATACTCTAGAACCATTTGATTCTGAAAAATATGTTACTAATTTGATATATACTGATATACACCAAGAAAGAATATATATTGCTGAGAATACAACATTGCCTCAGTATATTGACTATTCTAACTTATATTTGAATACATTAACTAATAATATTATAAGATATAATTCTAATAATGATTATATAGAAAAATATTATTCTATACATAGCAATTATTTAAATATAAATTCTTGTAATTTATATATTGAAAAACTTATCAATACAAACCCTATATTTTCTGTTTCTTCAAATATAATTGGTAATAATGTTATTATCAAGACTTCGAATTATTCTATTGATAAATACGCTGATTCTAGCACCGCACGTAATACAAACTTAATATTAATAAATTCAACTGTACTACTAGATTCCTTTAATATTTTAGGTTATACATGTAATAATAATTTAGTAATTGAAGAATATATTGATAAGTATACTAATGCTGATAGTGAAATTTTTAGAATAGATATTAGAAATTATAATAGAACAAAATATTATCCTCACATATCATTAATAAATAATGTAGAAAAAAATGTAAATTCTTCCAAAAATAGACATGAAATATATAGTTATGATGGAATATTTGAAATTAAATATAATGATTTTGCAGATAATGATTTTACAGCACTTAAAATAGATGAAAATAAAAATTTATATATTAATGGAGGAATAAATACAGGAGGTGTTGTTAATATAGGTAGTGATTTGAGAATTGCAGGTAATATATACGATGCTCTAGGAAATAATTTAATTGAAGCATTAAATAGAAATTCGTTTACTGAATTTCAAGTAAACTCGCCTAATATAATTTTTAATCAATCAGGAACAGATGGTATAGTATTTAATATTATTTCTGGTAAAAAATATAAAAACTATAATTTTTTAAAAATAAAGGACTATTTGTCAGATGGGGTTTTGGTAGATGATAATACTGATGATATTTTTAAAGATGTTTTTGTTCTACATACATCAAATTATTTAAATAAAAAATCTTATCATTTAGATTTATATTCTGATTTATATGTTAATTGTAATTTACATATAGATGGTTATGGAAATAATACATCTCTATCTATAAAGCAAAAAGGAAGTGCAAATATTATAAGTGCTTCTAACTTTAGCACAGAGGTATTTACATTAACAAAAGATGGTATATTAGGTATAGGTGTGTCTAATCCAAATAATCTTAGTAAATTGGATGTAAATGGTAATATTAATATAGTAGATAATACTTCATCTGGATTTAGATATACTATAAATAATCGTGATATAATTAGAGATACTTGTAATTATATAGAGACAACTAGTAATTTAATAGGAACTAGAATAGGAAATTTATCAGCAGATTATATTGCTGACGGAACATATAAACGTTTTATTATTGATGATAAATATAATAGTGATTTATATGTGCACGGAGATTTAACTGCTTCTAATTTAATAATTCACGGTACGACAACTACTTTTAATACAGATATATATGCAACAGAACAATTAGATATTATAAATAATGGTCAAGGCGCCGCTGTAACTATTAAGCAAATTGCATCAGATAATAATGTATTTTCAGCATCAAATATGAATTATTCAATATTTAATATTAAATATGATGGAAAAGTTGGTATAAATACAGATAATCCAAGAGTGTTTTTAGAAGTAAATGCAAAAGATGGTATTAAAATACCTAGTGGAAATACGTTAGAGCGTCCTCACGCATCTGTATTAGTTCCTGGAATTATACGCTATAATACAGAAAATCAACAATTTGAGGGTTATGGAGCTGAAAATAATTGGGGTTCTCTTGGAGGAGTTAAAGATTTAAATAATGATACCTATATTAGTGCAGAAACTGTTCCTGGTTTAAATAATGATGAATTGCAATTCTTTACAAATACACAGCGCAATATGATCATTAAAAAAGATGGTAAGATAGGTATTGGAAAAAACATTAGTGATCCAAATTATTTATTAGATGTATCTGGTGAAATAAGAACAACATCTAATTTATTCGTAGACTCTAAAATAAGCATAGGAACATATGATGAAGATTCTTTATTAAATGTCTATGGAACTTCGGCAAATATTAAAATAAAAGATCCTTCTAATACAGATACTAGTATAACATCAATTGAATTAGTAAATGGAGTAAATAATTCATTTGCAAACAATATATATTATGGTTGGAAAATGTTTAATAGTAATAATAATTATATAATTTCTTCAGGAAGTAATAATTTGATAAATGATAGATTAACTATAAATGGAATTAACGGAAATATTGGTGTTGGTACAATACCAAATCATACTTTAGATGTATACGGTACATTAAATGCAAAAAATTATCAAATAAATGGCAAACCATTTGTTCTAGAATTTACTCAAGGAATGATAGTGCAAACAATACATAATACATATAGAGAAACAAAAACAAAAAGCAATAATACAACAACATGGGTTGCCATAGATGATAATATTAATACAGGATTTATTGTGAAAATAAAACCATCCCACGTATCTTCTAAAATACTTGTTACAATGTCTTGTCATATTGGTATGGATTATGCGGAAAATTCACGTTGGTGGGGTATTCAATTATACAGAAAAATTGGAACTGGTGCATGGACATTAGTAGAAAATGCAAATGGTTCAAATTCTGCTGCTTTAGAAGCAACACCTTGTTGGATATCTCATAATATGGGAGCAGACAATAGTCAATACTCACATTCTATAACAAATGTTTCGGGTTCTTATGAAGATTTACCAAATACAACAGAAAATGTGTACTATACTGCATATTGGAAATCAAAATTAAATAATACGTTTGGTAGATTATATATTAATAGACCTGCAACAATAGATTCTTCCTATAATTCAAATTATCCGCTTACATCATCAAGTTGGACTGCAAGTGAAATATGGAATAATGGAATATCATATACTCCTACAGATGCTACAATAACTATAGCACATAATAAAGTTGGTATAGGAATTACACCTACGATAATTAGTGATATTAAATTAGATGTAAATGGTAATGTTAGAGCTACAAATATTGCATATACAAGTGATTATAGACTTAAAAAAAATATAGAAAGTATTACTAATGTATTAGATGATGTTATTAGTTTAAATCCTGTTTCATATTTAAGATTAGACCAGCAACTTACAGATAAAAAATCATACGGTTTTATAGCTCAAGAATTTAAGAATGTGTTTCCAAATATTGTAAATGAACCTAAGAATGATGAAGATTTCTATAGTATTAATTATACTTCTATAATACCACTTTTAGTAAAATCAATTCAAGAATTAACTATGAAAATTGAAAATATGCAAGAAGAAATTAATGCTCTAAAAGATAATTAAATGAAATAATTAAGTATTGTATTTATTTTTATGTATTTTATTTATTCTTATTTATACAGAATATATAGATAATTATATTATACAATGCCAGTTATATTAGATGGCTCAAATATAAATATTAATTATTCTACAAGTAATTTTGATATTCAAACCGTAAAATCAGAATTATATATTCCCGATACTACAAATAATTCAGGAAATATTATAAATGTTCCAATTGGAATGAATGAAATTATTAAGCAACCCTTATCATATGAACCTATGAATACAAATATTAGTTTTGAAGATTTTACCTTTAACCCAGAAGAAATACGAACATTTACGCATAGTGGAGGTACTGAAAATCAAACAACATATAGTATTAATATCGAGCAAGATGTCGCGTGTGATATATTGATAGTAGGAGGTGGTGGCGGTGGTGGAGGAGGACATGGAGGAGGCGGAGGAGCAGGGCAATTAGTTTTTATTAATAATGCTATTTTAAGCGGAACATATACAATTAAAGTAGGGAAAGGAGGCAATGGTACAATATTATCAAATGCTACAACAATATCAGCTGCAACAAGGGGAGGTAATAGTGAGTTTGGAAATGTAATAGCAGAGGGAGGAGGAGCAAATGGAGATTCAACATTAAAAGATGGCGGTTCAGGTGCTGGTGGAGATGGTTATACTCCTGATGGAGGGGTAAGTGGTAAAGGTTTAAAAAATAATACTACTGATACATTTTCATCAGGAACAGTATATAGTAGAGGTAATGATGGAGGAGATGGAAATAATGCCGGAGGAGGAGGAGGTCAAGGAGGAGGAGGTGGTGGTGCTGGTGCTGTTGGTACTACTGGTGGAAATGCTGTTAATACTACAATAGGGCACGGAGGAGATGGTTTATCTGGTATAAGTGTTATAAGTTATGATTTTAAAAGTAATTTTGGTAATTATGGTAAATTAGAAGCAGATGGTAATTATTGGTTCGCTGGTGGTGGGGCAGGTGGTATTTACTATAATACAAATGGTGCTGTAAGTAATGGTGGAAAAGGTGGCGGAGGTTCTACTCCTTCTAATGTTGCTCTAACAAAAAATAATGGCGGTAATGGTGTGAATGGAACAGGCGGAGGAGGAGCAGGTGGTAGTGCCTTTTATGGTAATGGCGGAAATGGTGGTTCAGGTATTGTAATAATAAAGTTTAAAACAATTGTAAATACAGAGGAAATAAGAGCATATTCTCATAGCGGAGGTGCTGAAAATCAATCAACTTATAATATAACAGTTGGTCAAAATACAATTTGTGATATATTGATAGTTGGCGGCGGAGGAGCAGGAGGAGGTCGTCAAGGAGGAGGAGGTGGTGCTGGAGGTATAATGTGTTTAACAAATCAAAAATTAGTTTCAGGTACTTATACTATTAAAGTAGGAAGAGGAGGAAATATAGCAGGTGATTCTACAGCAAATAATGGTATAGATAGTGAGTTTGGTAACTATATTGCTTATGGTGGCAGTGGTGGTGCAGGTTATAGTGTTATCGAACCAGATTTCAATATTACAACAAATAGATTTGGTTCAGGGGGTGGTGGAATGGGTTGGAATAATAGTAGTAGTTATACAGGATATAATAATGCTAACGAAAGGACAAACCAAACAAATCCATCAATTCAAGGAGGTTCGGCATATAAAGGAGGTAGAGGATGGCAAAATTATACAGGAGATAATAATATTATTTTAACTGGATTGGTAGGAGGTGGTGGTGGTGGCGCTGGGGGGTTAGGTCAAGACGCAATTCAAAATATAAATAATGCTACATATACGGGTAAAGGTGGCGATGGAGGTATAGGTTTATATTTTGGTAATTTGTTTGGAACAAACATAGGTAATAATGGTTGGTTTGGAGGTGGTGGAGGAGGTTCAGGTCTTTCAACCTCAAGTGATATACCAGGAAATGGTGGTAGAGGTGGAGGTGGTAATGCTAATACAAATATTAATGGTGACGCAGGTATGAATGGTACAGGCGGAGGAGGAGGTGCCGGAGGGTATCCTAATAAATTAGGAGGTGTAGGTGGTTCTGGGATAGTAATAGTTAGATTAAGAACAATTATATGTAAAGAAGAATTAAAAACATTTTTGCATAGCGGCGGAAGTGAAAACCAAACAATATATAATTTATCAATTGAAAAAAATACACTATGCGATATTTTAGTAGTTGCTGGCGGTGGTGGAGGTGGCAAATCAGTTGGTGGTGGTGGAGGTGCTGGAGGGTTAGTTTATATAACAAATTTTACTTTAATGGCAGGAACTTACACTATATCTGTTGGTAAAGGTGGTATAGGTCAAACACAACAACAGGTTCAATCTACAGAAGATGGAAAAAATAGTACTATTAATTTAGGTACTACAAATATTATTACAGCTATTGGTGGTGCTACAGGTCAAGGACAATCGCCTGCATATAATGGTTCAAATAATAGAACAGGAGGTTCAGGAGCAGGAGGTGCAAGATGGAAACCAATAGGAAGTTTAGCAACTCAAAAAACAGCAACTACTGGTATATCATCAACGAATGGTTATGGAAATAACGGAGGTGATTATTTAGATGGTTCTTTTTTTAGTTCAGGTGGTGGTGGAGGAGCAGGAAATATTGGTGGAAATGGAACAAGTACAAAAGGAGGAGATGGAGGCAATGGATTAGAAATTAATATAACAGGAACAAATGTATATTATGCTGGAGGCGGCGGAGGTATTTCAGATGATAATAATACAGGAACAACAAATGGAAGTGGTGGTTTAGGTGGTGGAGGAGCCGGAAGAACAGGAGGTGTAAATGGTATAGATGGAACAAATGGTTTAGGAGGTGGTGGAGGTGCTGGAGGAACAACAGGTGCAGATGCAAATGGAGGAAATGGCGGTTCAGGTATAGTTATTATTAAGATGAAAACATTTATAAATAATTCTGTTTTAAATTGTTCAATACAAGATAGAAATTCATTGAACCATAAAACATTAAATTTTACAAATAATGAAAATGCATATATTAATTATTTGACAGGAATGGACAATTGGGTTAAAATTAAACATAAACCTGCTACTAAAATTGATTCTTATTCAGGAAATACTTTTAATAGCACAAGTATATCTGGTACATTTACAATAGGAAATCCTAATGACAATAATAATGAATGGGCAATTGAATTTAATGAACCAAATGTTAAATTTTATTTATTTGTACTTCATGTTAGTCAGATAAATTCCAACTATAAAGATTTGTGGATGGTATTTGAAGCAAGTGAATTGAAAAGATCAAGTAATTTTTCATCAACTTATAATTATCATTCATCATATATTCATGCTTATAAAACAACTATGAGACCATATGGTTTTGCTGCTAAAAATTCTACAAATTACAATGGTCCTTGGTATGATCAATTTATATATAATCGTACATCGACATTTGGTGATTTACCAGATCCTAACATTCCGATGAATTATATTACTACTGATGGTGTTTGGCTTAATATAGGTACTCAAGTATATGCTGACCAAAATACTCATACGGGAGGATATATATTTCTTCCAGTAACTGGCGGAGTATATGTTAAATATGATAATGATATACCTGCTACAATACCTTATAACAAATTAACATTTAATTATAGAACAGATGAAAGTCCTTATTCGTGGCAAGAAGCTTCTAGTGAAGCAATAGGTATTAAAAGACGCTTACCAACAATTAATGAATTAAAAATGTATATTACAAATTATCCTTCTGTTTTTACACAATGGAATAATCTTGATTATTGGACACCAGTTATTAACCCTTTATATTCAAATGGTAAAGATTGGGTTCAAATAGGAAATAATGCTGCACATGTAAGAGGCAAATCTCATACAGAAACATTAGGATATCCAGGTTGGGGAGATAATAGTACAAGTGATTATTCAAAAATATATTTTGATGTATTTGACACGACAACACCTAAATTATTGACATTTTCTTACAGAACAGACGAAAGTCCTTATTCGTGGCAAGAAGCTTACGACGAAGCTATAGCAAATAGTAGAAGAATTCCTACAATAATAGAATTAAGAGAATATATAACTAATTATCCAAATGTATTTACTCAATGGAATAATCTTGATTATTGGACACCTGTTATTAACCCTTTATATTCAAATGGTAAAGACTGGGTTCAAATAGGAAGTAATGTAAATCATGTAAGAGGCAAATCACATACAGAAACATTAGGATATCCAAGTTGGGGAGATAATAGTACAAGTGATTATTCAAAAATATATTTTGAAGTTATTGAAACATACTTAAATACTCATTTTGTTACATTTGAACCTGGAACGCAAGTAGAAATTAATGAAGATAAAATTGTAACATTAGATAATGAATATATAATATCTTTATCTAATACATCAGCATTAGTTAGAAAAAATACTAATAATATTATTGAAAATACTAATACTATTGCAACTATTAATAGTATTTTTAATACTAGCAATATTATTAATGCAAGTAATAATAATATTATTTATAATAGTAAAAATAAAAATTTTATTACAATAAAATATTCAAATATCAAGGAGACTAATAAATACGCTAATGAACGAATGTATCCACCACTTCTCGCTCGTAATTTTACTTCAACAACAACTATAGTTAGCGGACAATCATACGGAAATGGAACATATGTAGTTACTGGTTCTTCAATATTTCATACAGGCCAATTACAAAATATACCGGCAGATTATACGTTACCTTGTTTTTGCTTTAATGAAAGTAATACAATTGGCGGAAATTGGGCAATTACTAATTACGATACATCTTTTAATTATGTACCTACTAATAAAATAATTGAAAGTTTTGATAATGGTTTGTATTATGGTGAATGGTTAAAAATTAAATTACCAATAGCAATAAAATTAACAAAATATAGTATTAAACAACGATTAGGGTTTTCTTCTAATTCTCCAGGTAAATTTAGAATATACGGAAGTAATAATGATATTGATTGGGTATTATTAATAGATAGAACATCTTCAAATATTACTTATATAAATGGTTTATATACAGAAATAGTTTTTAATATATATTCTGAATATACATTTTTTGTTTTAGTTGTAGGTTCTACATTAAGCAGTCGTATATTAAATTTTGACGAATGGTATTTATACGGAGATGAATTTACAAACATTATAGAACCCGTAGTAACTCCAGGAATTACAACAATTGAAAGAATGTATCCGCCAGTTAGAAACTTTACTGCTGCTACGACAACTGTATCTGGACAATCATATGGCAATGGAACATATATTATTACATCTTCTTCTGAATATAATTCTACTAATGAAAGTAAATTTAATATATTTAATGGAACAACACAAGGATGGACGCAACAAGTGGTAAGTTACACAGGTACTCCTTCAGGTACATATACAGGAACATTTAGTTTAGCAGGGTATAGTGGAGAATGGGTGAAAGTTCAATTACCAGTACCAATTAATTTAACAAGATATATTATTGAAGCAGGTAATATAGGAGGTACTACCAGAGTTCCAGCAGTATATAAAATATTTGGTTCTAATGATAATATAAATTGGGTTGAATTAGTTAATAAATCAAATCCATTAGTAGTTGCTGATTATGTGTCAAGTAAATACGAAGAAAAAGTATCAACATCTAACTATTATATATATCTTGCTTTAGTTGTTAATAGGAATGTAGGTCTTGATGGATGGTTATCGATAGGTGAATGGTATATTTATGGAAAAGAATCATATGATATAAAAACATTTGTACATAGCGGAGGAACAGAAAATCAAACATCTCATTCTATATCATTTGAGCAAAATGTATTATGTGATATCTTAGTTGTTGGTGGTGGAGGTGGTGGAGGAAAGTTTGGAGGTGGAGGTGGTGGCGGTGCTATTTTATTTGCTACCAATTTATTATTAAATGCTGGTACTTATACTATAAAAGTAGGAAAGGGAGGGCTCGGTGTACACGCATACGACCAAAATGGAAATAATGGACAGGATAGTTCTATAACAATAAATGGTGTAGAGTACATAGCAAAAGGCGGAGGTGGAGGAGGTACTCGTGATGCTAGCAGTAATGGTAGACACGGTAATAATGGTGGAAGTGGCGGAGGAGGTTCTCATTCAAATAGTTCTGGTTCACAAGGATTAGGTGGTGTAAGCAATAAAAATACATATACTGGTTGGTCATCTTACGGAAATAATGGGGGAAAGGGAAGACCTAATACAACGGGGTCAGCACCTGACCACGCTTCGGGTGGAGGCGGTGGTGCTGGAAGCGCTGGTAGTGATTTCACAAATTCTACTGGCGGCGGCAATGGCGGTTCTGGTTTAAACTTTTCTTCGACATTTGGAACATCTGTAGGGCATAGCGGGTGGTTTGGAGGAGGTGGTGGAGGTAATACATTTCATGGAGCGGGTAATCCAGGATATGGAAATGGTGGAAATGGATTATTAGGCGGTGGTGGAAATGGAGGTTTTGATGGAGGTACAGAAATAGCTTCACAAGATGGCCTACCTAATACAGGAGGGGGCGGTGGTGGTTCTAAGTGGGATGATGGAACAATAGAAGATGTAAATGGAGGACATGGCGGTTCAGGTATAGTAATAATAAGAATAAAATCTAATGTTGGTGCGGCAACAAGTATTGGAAATCCTGTATCTCAAAAATTATTAACGTTTAATTATGTTCCTAGTTATCCTTTTGTTGATAAAAGTTTATTAATACATTATAAATTTGATGAATTAGGAAATGGCGAAGGCTATCTCGATAGTTCAGGAAATGGATATAATTTAACAGCTAAATCTGGAAATATTCCTATATTTTCTCGTATTAAATATGTATTAGGAAGAGCGGCATTCGAAAATGGTTCAAATGGTTCTACATTAGTTATTCCAAACGAAGTTGGCAGTCAATTAAGAGCAATAAATGTAGCTACAGGAATTTCTTTATCATTCTGGTTTAATTTATCTATAACAAATCAAAAAGATAATTGGGCAGACATATTATGTTTTATGGTAGGAACTGATACCAATAAGAGAGGAATTATAATAGGGCAACAACCATCGTCTGCTATTTTAACTTCTTCAAATGACCCCACTACATGGATAGCATCATCTAATAGATTATTTGTAGGTATGCAAGATGGTTCTACATTTCCATATGGATATGTTGGAAAAGGAAAATTAGATAGAGAATGGCATCATTTTGTATGGACTATTACTACTGCTGGTGTATGGGCTATATATATTGATAATGTATTACAAACTTATGAAGATGTTAATCAAAGCACTTCAGGTATTATACCTAATTATTCATATACTACAAATGAATTTTTTGGAGGTTCTCAAGTAGGGCATAATAATGGATATATAGACGACTTTCGTATATATAAAGGTGTATTAACAACAGCAGAAATTACCACATTATATAATATAAATTCTCCAGAATATCCTAAAATACCTGCTGATAATGAAAATTTAAAAGCGTGGTATAAATTTGACGATGAAGGTAATAATGAAGGATATTTAGATAGCAATCCGACAATTACTAAACACAATTTAATAGTACCATCAGGTTCTACACCTATTTTTAGTTCTAATCAAAAAATATTTGGAAAATCTGCTTATGAACAAGGAGTAGAAGCAAAAATACAATTTCCAACAAGTCTTACTAATCAATTATACACTATAAATAATACTAATGGCATATCATTCAGTTTATGGTATAATATGAGTTCTTCTACTGGTAGTTGGGGAAGTTTATTCGAGTTTTCGGAAACAGCAACCGATACAAATAATACAAGAAGATTTGGAATAGCAAGAACTGGACTTAATAATGAATTAACTTTAGTAATTAAAGATTATATTGCAAGACCAACAGATTATTATTATTTAGCAAGTGTTGGAAGTGGAACAATTAATAATGCTTGGCATCATATAGTTTGGAGTATTAGTTCTACAGGGGTATGGACATGTTACGTTGATAATGTCAATCAAAATATTAATATCACAGCAAAAATCCCAAATATTACAAGTTATTATAATTTTAGTTATATCTTAGGAAGTATTCAAACTACACAAACCTTTTCTTATGTAGATGACTTTCGAATATATGACAAGGTATTATCACTAACAGAAGTATCAATGTTATATCATATTCCTTATGTTAATAATATTAATACTTATACTATAAATTTTCCTGTAGATACAATAGCAAATATTAATGATAATGCAAATTATATTTTTAAAGGCAAATATGACATAAATTTAAGTTCTTTATATTCGCAAATAATTCCAAAAGAAAATCAAAAACTCGGTATAATAACAAAATTTCCAACTTCTACTATGCAAATAAAATATGATATTTATAATCCAATAAGTAATTTATTATTAGAACCATTTGTTAATAATGATAATTTTTATAATAGTTATGTTTATGAAAATTACACTTATACAGGTACTTTAAATACTGCTAAATATTACAAGTCATTTGCAGAAAATACTATATGTGATATTTTAGTAGTAGGAGGAGGAGGTGGTGGAGGTGGTGCTGGTGGTTCAGGTGGCGGAGGTGCTGTTGTAGAATTCTTAAATGTTAATGTTCCTGCTGGAAATTATGTAATAAATGTTGGAAGAGGTGGTGCAACTTCTGTAGGTAATAACGGATTAAATGGATCGAATGGAATAACTAGTAGTTTTATAGGAAATAATATTGATATAAAAGCAGCAGGAGGAGGAGGTGGAGGACAGTATAATGGTAATTCTGCCCCTACACCTCCTACAGAAACATATGTAAATCCATTAACAAATATATCTCAAATATCTCAAGGCGGTGGTGGCGGTGTTCGTTTCAATGGATTACCATATTCTATGAACACCTCTTTATCTGGTGCTGGCGGAATTAATACAGATAATAATGCCGCTACAGGAGGAGCTGGCGGGGGTGCTTCTCCTGCAAGTTTAGGAGGAAATGGCGGAAACTCTTATTTGATAGGAACAGTAGCATTTTTAGGAAATGGAGGTAGAGGAGTTATTTCTGCGATAACAAATATGGAATATGGAGGAGGAGGTGCTGGTTCAAGATGGAATCCAGAAATTAAAAATACATTATTTGGATATGCTACAGGAGGAGGAGGAAATGCTGAAGTAATTGGAATTGAGTCAACTAACAATAATATACATTTAGGTGTACCAATTCATGCCCAAAAAGATAGAGGAGGCGGTGCTTATTCAAGCGGAACTAGTGGTTCTGGTACAGTAATTTTAAGATATAGAAAATATAATACAGGTATTGATTTAAATAATCAAAAAAAATTAAATTTTAATTATATTCCTGATACTATAGTATATGATTTTACTCCATTTAATAATTTAACAGATTGGAGAGAATATGCAAAAAGTATAGGTGCAACAACATCATTTGATACTTTTCAAACTGATATGATATGGTGGGGTTCGGAAAAATTAGGATTTATACATTTGCCCTTGACTAATTATCTATATGATACAGTAACAGTTACTTATAATAATGGTTATACTTCAGGAACAGTTAATTTATATATTAATGGTGTAGTTAAAAGTTCTTGTTCAGCAAATCAAACTAAAACATATACGCAAAAATATGTCCCTGGTGATATATTGAGAGTTGAAGAAGGATTTTCTACATTAGGAGCAAATTTAATTATTACATTATCAAATGCGAATATTGTAAATAGATATAATATAAATTTTCCTGTAAATACAACAATAGATGTTAATAAAGAAAATAAAAGCGTTATACTTAGAGGTAATTATAATATTGTTAATTTACCACCAATACTATATTTTGTAAATACAACAACAAACAATACACAAACATATACATATGTATTCGAAAGAGATACTATATGTGATATATTAATAGTTGCCGGAGGTGGTGGCGGCGGTATGGATATGGGAGGTGGAGGTGGTGGAGGAGGAGTAATCGAATTAACTAATTTTATGGTTTTAGCAGGAATATATACTATTAATGTAGGTAAAGGAGGAAATGGTGGACCTGCAGGAAATACAAATGGGCAACCAGCAGGTCATCAGTTTTCAATTTCTGCAACAAATGGTTCTAATTCTTCATTTGGAACATATACGGCAATAGGAGGTGGTTATGGTGGAAGTTCTTATTTTGACTATGGTCCAAATAATGGATATGGTGGTAATGGAGGTTCAGGTGGTGGAGCAAGTGGTTATAGTAATGGCGGTACTGGTAGAGCAGGTTCAGGAACAGCAGGACAGGGATTCAATGGAGGTGGATCGTCGGGACAATATTATTCTGGTGGAGGTGGAGGTGCTGGAGGAATAGGCGGCTCTTCTATAGCTGCTGGAGGTGCGTATGGTGGAAGAGGAAAAGTATCTAATATTTTAGGTACTTCTTATTTATGGGGTGGTGGAGGTGGTGGTGCTGGATATTCTACAAGTGGAGGAGATGGTGGATTAGGAGGAGGAGGTGGTGGTGCTATAGGAAATACTAAAGGAGGAGCAGGATATTTTAATGGATATCCTGGTGGAGGTGGAGGAACTAATCAGTGGGCGCAAACACCAGGTGGTAATGGTGCTCCTTTTACAGGTGGTGGGGGGGGCGGAGGTGCTCATTATAATACTAATAATAAGGGAGGGGATGGTGGTTCTGGTATTGTAATTATTAAAAGAATAACGCCATCATATATAAATAATGTTAGTGAAGCAAATAATGATATATTATATAATAAATTATTTGAAAATACGAATATTGATTTAAATTATAATACTACTATTGCCACAAGTAATATACTAATAGAACCTTATGTAACTAGTTTAAATGATAATTTATTGACATTTACTCATAGTGGAGGAAGTGAAAATCAAACAACATATACATTAAATATTCAACAAAATGTATTATGTGATATATTAATAGTCGGTGGTGGTGGTGGAGGTGGCAAAACAGATGCTGGCGGTGGTGGTGCTGGTGGTTTAATATATATTCAAAATATTATTTTATCTGGAAAATATAATATTAGCGTTGGTAAAGGTGGTTTAGGCGGGACATCAGGAAGTTTAGTAGGAATTGTAGGAGATAAGGGAGGTAATTCCTCTTTTGTTGGAACTAATGCCAACTATACCGCATATGGAGGAGGTGGAGGAGGTTACGGACATCCCAGTGATATTGAACCAATTAATTTAGGTCCTTATGGAAGTACTGGAGGTTTGGGAACAAGCGACCAATCAAGAGAGAATTCTAATGTAAATACTCCTGGCCAAGGATATTTAGGAGGTTTAGGTTCAGCAACACAAGGAGGTGGAGGAGGAGGTGGTTCAGGAGGACCTGGAACTAATGGTGGTACGAATGGTGGTAATGGTGGAATCGGAACACAAATAAACATTACAGGAACTAATTTATACTATGCAGGAGGAGGTGGTGGGGGGCATGGTCCAGGTGGAAGTTCTGGTGGGTTAGGAGGTGGAGGTTCTGGTTTTGATAGTGCTGCGGGAACTAATGCTACATTTTATGGTGGTGGTGGTGGCGGTGGTGGTGGTGGTTGGACAAATGGTGGCAATGGTTTTGCAGGTATTGTAATAATTCGTTATAAATCAGTAATACCTCCAGTTACATCAGTTACAAGAAATATTAGAGATCCTTTTGTTACAAGTGGAACTAATATAACTCCTGTATCAATTGGTACTGAATATAAATATTTATCATTTACAAATAACGGAACAAATCAAACATCATATAGTGTTAATTTTCTTGATGATACAGAATGTGATATATTACTTGTTGGTGGCGGAGGCGGTGGAGGAAATTATGGTGGTGGAGGTGGGGGTGGTGATGCTATATATAAAATAAATCATACTTTAAAAGCAGGAATATATTCAATATCTGTTGGTGATGGAGGGAATGGCGGTAGTGGTGCATATAATAGAGGAAATAATGGTTATACGTCTTCAATAACTTCTACAAATACATTATTTATTAATTTATTTGCTGCTGGAGGTGGAGGTGGTGGTTCATATAATCAAACACCGGCAACGACACCAACAGAAGGTAGTATTATTGCTAACAATTATTCGAGTGGAGGAGGTGGAGGAGGTGGTGCTGGAGGTATATCTGGAGGTAATAGCGGAGGTACTGGTAATGGTGTAAGTGGTAATGGTGGAAATAATAACACACAATCAAAATCAGGTGGTGGCGGAGGTGCTGTAGGGAATGGTATGAATGCTTCATCTTCTGGAGCAGGAAATGGTGGCGCTGGATTATCAAATTCGATTAGTGGAACTGATGTTACTTATGGTGGTGGAGGAGGAGGTGGTAGTTGGACAGGTGGCACGGCAGGTTCTGGTGTCGATGGTGGTGGCAATGGTGCTGTTGAAGGTTCTGGAAGTTTTCCAGTTGCTGGGGCTGCAAATAGAGGTGGTGGAGGCGGAGGCGGAGGAGGGTCGAGTGGAAGTAATAATCAAAATGGGGCAAAAGGTGGTTCAGGTATTGTTATAATTCGTTATAAATTAACAATTATAGATGTAACATCACAAATTCTAACAGCACAAATATTATCTAAAAAATATCCAGAAACACCTTCTACTAATTCTGATAGTTGGATTGATAATAGCTATAATGTTATATCTAAAACAAGTGATAATATTTTTGACACACGAAATACATGTTATTTATTTAATAATTTAATAGTATCTCCTGATCATTATCATAGTACACAACTATTTAGTAGTTCATCTCCATTTAATTATACAGGTTCAACGTCATTTAAAGGTGCTAATGGTCTTGTTATATATATTGATTTAGGAAGGTCAATAGTTTTAAATAGTATGAGAATAGCACCTCGTGATAATGCTGCTTATTCTAGTGTAAACTTTTTAAATGCTATGCCAAACGCATTTAAAATATATGCTTCAAATAATAATGCTTGTTGGAATGATAACAACCATTCATCATGGATTGAAATACATTCTCAAACATCACAATTAATATATAATTATAATCAATACACTAATTTTGGTAATTTCTCGGCAAATACAGCATCATATAGATATTTTGCGATGGTAATATATAATTTAATAGGCAATTATACATATCTTACATTTTCAGAGTGGAATATATTTGGATTATATGATAGAACACAAATAGCAAATTTAAATGATAATAATTTATTACAATTTCTTCATAGTGGAGGAAATGAAAATCAAACAACATATCAATATACATTTCAACAAGATGCTGTATGTGATATATTGATTGTTGGAGGTGGAGGCGGAGGTGGTTCAAGACATGGAGGAGGAGGAGGTGCAGGTGCTGTTATTTATACTACAAATATAACACTAACAGCGGGTACTTATACAATAGGGGTAGGAAAAGGCGGTACAGGAGCGACAGGAGGTGCAACTGCGGGTCAAGGAAATAGGGGTGAAGATAGTAGAATTACTTTTAATTCAACAAATATATATTTAGCAAAAGGAGGGGGGGCGGGAAATCACGATACATCAACTGGAAACTCAAATAAAGACGGAGGTTCTGGTGGTGGAGGAGGCTCAGTAGCAGGTTTAGCAGTATCAACAAATGTTCCATCGGGTACTTATGGTAATTCGGGAGGTATTATTTCTGCAGGCGCCGAACAACATTATGCTGGTGGTGGTGGTGGAGGTTCTGGAACAGCAGGTAACAATGCTTCTGTTGTAAGTAATTTTGGAATAGGAGGAAATGGTGGAAATGGTTCTCAAATATCAATAACAGGAACTAATGTTTATTATGGAGGAGGTGGAGGAGGTGGTAGTTTTGGTGGTTCAGGTAATAGTGCCGGAACAGGTGGTTTAGGCGGAGGTGGTGCTGGTTCAAAAGGGGCTATCACAGCAACAAATGGAATAGCAGGTACAGGTGGAGGAGGTGGTGGTGCTGGTTTTGCTGGCGGTCCTAACGGTACTGGCGGTAATGGTGGTTCAGGTATTGTTATTATTAAAATTAAGTATTATATAAATTCACCAATAGTGCAAAATTTATTGACATTTAATAATAATGGTTCAAATACTGAAACATATATGCAAGTTTTTGAACAAGATACTTTATGTGATATATTAATAGTTGGCGGTGGTGGTGGTGGAAGTGCTGGAGGTGGAGGTGCCGGAGGATACGTATATTTATCTAATATATTTTTAAATTGTGGTTCATATACTATTAGTGTAGGAAATGGAGGCACTGGTGCTACTCTATCGACAAGCGCAAATCAAGGTTTTAATTCAAGTTTAATAGGAGGTTATATAAATTATATTGCTTATGGTGGAGGAGGCGGAGGTGGAAATGGTGGTATAGCACCAGCACATACAGCAGGTCAAGTAGGTTCTTACGGAGGAAGCGGTCATGATTTTACAACAGAACAAACATATACATCAACACAAGGTAATAGAGGAGGTAGAGCATTGGCAAATTCCGCTGGAAGTGGAGGAGGTGGAGGAGGTGCTGGTGCTATTGGAAATAATCCTGAAATTGTTTCAGGACTTTCATCGCAAGTCACAACTACAGCATATTATAGAGGAGGACAGGGAGGTATAGGTATAGCTAATAATATTACAGGAACATTAATTTTCTATGCTGGTGGCGGAACAGCAGGAGTAAATACTAATAAAGATACA